TTGTTAGCGACAAGTAAAGGACAGCTCTTTCATAATATTTATGTTCTTACCAAAAGAAATAATATGAAAATTGGTGATGTAGAAAAAGCTGCAGGAGTAAGTACTGGTTACTTTTCGAGGGTTTCAAAAAATCAATACAAAGCTTCATTAAGTATAGAGGCTCTGGTAAAAATAGCAAACTTATTTGAGGTATCGGTTGATGCATTATTGTTTGCTGATTTTGAAAGCCACAACCCAGGTGATGCCTATCTATTAAATTTCATTTGTAAATTACTAAAACTTACAGAAGGTGGAGAAATTGACTGGAAAGCATACTACTATTTTAAAGATGTTTTTGAAGAGTCTTCTAAAAAAACTCCAATACGCTTAGGCACGGTAGATTCCCCTTTGACTGTAGGCGTAACATTTTGGGAGGAACTTACATATAAATCGTTATGCTATCCTAAATACACGGCAACACCCTGTAAAAATATATATGTTGCTTCTATCGATGGCGTTGGAAAAATCGCTTTAGTCTTGAGTAACTTATCAGAACTTGCAGCCCCGTATGCTTCTACAATAGATACCGTGTACGAATTATATTTATTAGGAAAAGATTTTAAAAACACAAACCCTATATGTTGTACAACATTAAATCATAGTGATGTAAGTACAGAGGAAAAGGCTCGACATTTAGATTTTAATATATTCTTACCCAAGTTGTATGCCGCAGTTGAACGTCGAATCGAAACACCGGATATAAATAACAAAGTTCTTGATTTTATAAATAAATTCAATGAAAAATATTAATAAAGCAACGATAGGAGGAAGTTGAATGAAAGAGAACACCCCCAAAAAAAACAAAATGGTCTACACCCCTAAAGAACACATTCCTCTCGGAGAAGCAGTAAAAACTGAAACCGGGGAATACGCATTAAGAATAAAGAAAGCTAAAGAAAACGCCTATGAAACAATTTCTGTAGGAATGCTGATGACACAAATTGTTCAAGCAGCAGAAACAACAAAGTAAGCAGAAACCCCAAGTGAGGGATTCGCATAAAATATACAGCTCAAAGACGAGCAGAACCAAGTGAGTTCAAGCCGGCACGAGCATTCAGAGGTTTATACCTTGAATGTTTTGTGTCGGCTTTTTGCTTTACAACAGAAATAAAGAAAGGAGGAAATGCCTATGAGTGAAGTTCGCAACCTTAATAATAAGCGCGTCTGTGATGTAAGTGAAGACCGCAGGGTTGTGGAGATTGTAGTAAAAGGATGCAAAACTCGCATCACAGCAAACCCCGACGGCACACTTAACATTGAAAACATCTTAACCACCGCAGCATAAAAACAGAATATTAAAAGTTATCTGCCAGAACGCAAGACGGCCGTGCAGTGACATATCAATACCGATTATAGGTATCAGTGTGTCACACACTGCCGTCTTTTTCTTTTTGGTGGACATCTTCGGCGGCTCTGGCGGATTTCAAGAAAAATCCAAAGGAGCAATTTTTATGATTATCGAATACAGATATAACGCATTCAACGAAAAGACAGGTACTTACGAAATTAAAAGAACAGCCGTAGAGGTTGAAGATGACATAGGCATCAGCATTAAGGAAAGTCGCAAGAAAGAAGATGCGAGTGACCATCGCCACAAATACTACTGCCCGGTTTCAACGGATGAAGCTAAGTATGAGGGCATGGCATATGCTGACCACACAGTGGATTTCTACATAACATCGGAAGATGAAAAAAGAGAAATAGCCGCAAAAAAACAAGCTGAAGTAGAAGAGCGAAGCAAACGAACCGAGTATGCATTTTCAAAATTATCCGAGGTTCAGCAGAGACGCCTTTTACAGCTTGCCGAGGGAAAGACATTAAGGGAAATTGCTGAAACAGAAGGAGTCTCATTTCAGTCTGTTCACGAGTCAATTGAGGCTGCGAAAAAAAGATTTAAAAAATTTTTTTAAAAAATTTCTGAAAAAAGCCTAAAAACACCCTGACAAAATGCCCCTTTTTCTCCATATGGTGAGAGGACTACATAACCACCTCTCGGAAAGGACTGAAAGCTATGGAACATAATCTTAAAATCAATGTTTCCAAAAAGCCAACCCCGGACAGCATTGTCTTCTGTAAAACCATAAAGATGCGTGAACGTATTCTTCGCTTCCTACTCGGTGACTGCAGAAAAGTAACAATTCTCGTACCGGGCGACAGCGTATCAAAGCTGTCAATCAGTGAAGTTAAGGAAGGAGGTGTGTGTGATGGATAAGGACAAACTCCTTCTTGATGTAGCTCTGAACCTTCGTAAACTTTCGGACAGTTTAATGGCTTATGTGGACGCAGTTATTGCTACTCCCCCTTGTGATGAAAACATCAAAGAAGAACCTACAGAATCTGTGAAAGTTGAAACCGATGAGGACCTTAAAAAGAAAAAAGAGAAGTTGATTCTTGAAGCAAGGGCAATTCTCGGAACAAAGGTTACAGCTGAAGCTCAAGAACTTATTCGCTCCTACGGTGTGCAGAATTTAAGCAAGGTCGACATTGCAAGTTTCGAAGACCTTATTTCTAAAGCGAAGGAGCTCACAGATGCCCCCAAATAAACACGCCTTGCTCGGTGCATCATCTTCTCACAGATGGCTGAATTGCACACCATCAGCTGTTCTTGAAAGAGAGTTTGATGACCGAGAAAGTGAAGCGGCAGCCGAAGGAACAGCTGCACACGCTTTATGTGAACACAAACTTCGCAAGGCACTTAAGATGCGTTCCCGAAAACCGACATCACAGTACGACTCCGATGAAATGGATATGTACACCGACGGCTATGTGGAATTCGTACTTGAGAAGATTGCAGAAGCCAAAGAAAAAAGTGCTGACCCCCTTATCCTCATTGAACAGAAACTTGACTACTCCTGTTTCGTTCCTGAAGGGTTCGGTACAGGTGACTGCGTTATTATAGCCGATAACCTGGTTCATATTATCGACTTCAAGTACGGACAAGGTGTTCTCGTAGATGCTGTTAATAATCCTCAGATGATGCTTTATGCACTGGGAGCCATAAAGATGTATGACCACCTTTATGAAATTGAGAATGTATCTATGAGCATTTATCAGCCGCGAAGAGAGAATATCTCAACCTGGACTATCACATACGATGACTTGATGTCTTGGGCAGAGGAGTTCCTTATTCCAAGAGCAGCTTTGGCGGCAAAAGGAGAAGGAGAATTCATTCCTGGTTCTCACTGCACTTTTTGTAAAGCTGCTGTTAAATGTCGTGCAAGGGCTGAAGCAAAAATGAAGCTTGCAGAGTATGAATTTAAACTCCCACCTCTTCTTTCAGATGAGGAGATTGAAGATATTCTTCTTCACCTTGACGACCTCACCAAGTGGGCAAACGAAATTCAGGCTTATGCCCAGGATGCAGCTATTAATCACGGCAAAAGGTGGAATGGATTCAAGCTCGTTGAAAGCCGTTCCGTAAGGAAATATACCGATGAAGAGGCTGTTGCTGAAAAAGCCTATGCCGCTGGATATCGTGACATTTACAAGAAGAGCCTCATCTCGATAACGGAGATGGAAAAGCTCATGGGAAAAACCACGTTCAAAGAAATCCTTGGTTCGTTGGTACATAAACCCCAAGGCAAACCAACGCTTGTTTCAGTATCGGACAAGCGCCCTGAAATAATGACTACAGATGCTAAAAATGACTTTACAGAAATCGAGGTAATTAATAATGACTAATAAGAAAATCATATCAACAAAAGTAGTAACTGGTCCCGTTCGTATCTCTTATGAACATGTGTGGGAACCGCAGTCCGTTAATGGAGGCACCCCCAAATACGGTGCATCTTTCATCATCGACAAGAAAGATACCGAAACCATCGAAAAAATCAGAGCCGCCGTTGAAGCTGCAAAGCAGCTCGGCATCGGTAAGTTCGGAGGTAAAATTCCTCCCGATGGCGCTCTTAAACTTCCTCTTCGTGATGGCGACACCGAGCGTGATGATGAAGCATACAAGAATGCTTATTTCGTAAACGCTAACAGCACAACTCCTCCCCAGATTGTTGACCGTTCAGTACAGCCTATTCTTGACCGCAGTGAAGTTTATTCCGGTTGCTATGTTCGTGTAAGCCTTAACTTCTATGCATTCAACAGCAATGGTAATAAGGGTATTGCTTGTGGTCTCGGCAACATTCAGAAGGTTCGTGACGGTGAGCATCTTGGTGGCAAAACAACTGCTGCACAGGATTTCACAGCTGATGATACAGAAGACTTCCTTTCATAAATATAAATCGTTGGGTGGCGGAGGGAAACCTCTGCTGCCCTACACCCACTTGAAAGGATGTTGTTATGAACGATATTTACATCGACCTTGAAACCTACTCTTCAGTTAACCTTACAAAAAGCGGTGTTTATAAGTATGTCGACTCTGCCGACTTCGAAGTTTTGCTTTTTGGTTACTCTATTGACTCCGCTCCCGTAGAGGTCGTTGACCTTGCTATGGGCGAACAAATACCGACGGCTGTTATAACAGCTCTTACCGATCCTAATGTTCGCAAGTGGGCGTTCAATGCACAGTTTGAGCGTGTATGTCTCTCAAAGCATCTCGGACTCCCCACGGGTATTTATCTTGACCCCTCTTCCTGGTACTGCACTATGGTTTGGGGTGCAACATTAGGCTTACCTTTATCACTTGAAACTGTAGGTGCAGTTTTAGGTCTTGAAAAGCAGAAACTCAAAGAAGGCAAAGACCTCATCCGATATTTCTGCACACCAGTAAAACAAAAAGACGGAACATATAAGCGGCATTATTACAGTGATGCCCCCGATAAATGGAATTTATTCAAAGCATACAACAAGCGTGATGTTGAGACTGAAATCGGCATTCATGAGAAGCTTCATAAATTTCCTGTTAGTGACAGCGAATGGGTAAATTACCACCTCGACCAGAAAATTAACGACAGGGGCATTATGATTGATATTCATTTTGTGCGGCGAGCCATTGACTGTGACGAGCAGTTCAGAGACACACATATGCAAAAAGCTCGACTGTTGACAAACCTTGAAAACCCAAACTCTCCAACACAACTTAAGGATTGGCTTTCAGAACAAGGCGTAGAGGTTGAATCCCTCTCGAAAGCAGCGGTTAAAGACTTGATAGATGAAAGCGAGGGTGATGTAAAAGATGCCCTTACCTTGCGCCAGGAACTTGCAAAAAGTTCTGTGAAAAAGTTCGTTGCTATGGAAACGGTTGTATGTTCTGACAACAGAGCAAGAGGCTTAATTCAGTTTTATGGTGCAAATCGGACCGGCAGATACGCGGGTAGATTGGTTCAAGTACAGAACTTACCACAGAACCATCTGCCAGATCTGGAACTGGCAAGAGAGCTTGTTCGTAGTGATAACTTCGATATGGTTGAACTGCTGTTTCCTTCGGTACCTAATGTGTTGTCAGAACTTATTCGTACAGCCTTTATTCCAAAAAGAAACAACCGTTTCTTCGTTGCTGACTTCTCTGCTATAGAGGCGCGTGTAATTGCTTGGATGGCAGGTGAAGACTGGCGACAGAATGTATTTGCTGAAGGCGGTGATATTTACTGTGCTTCAGCGTCCGAGATGTTTAATGTTCCTGTTCAGAAGAATGGCATTAATGGGCATCTCCGACAGAAAGGTAAGATTGCTGAACTTGCTCTTGGTTATGGTGGCTCCGTAGGAGCATTGAAGGCTATGGGAGCGTTAAATATGGGTTTGAAAGAAGAAGAGCTGCAGCCCCTGGTAACAGCTTGGCGCAACTCCAACCCTCATATTGTAAAGATGTGGTGGGATGTTGACCGGGCAGCAAAGGAGTGTATCTCTACAAAAAAGACAACCAGGACCCATGGAGTTGTCTTTACCTACCAAAGTGGCATCCTTTTTGTAACCTTACCATCTGGCAGAAATCTCTGCTATGTAAAGCCGAAACTTGGTACTAACATTTTCGGGAGTGAAAGCATCACCTATGAGGGCATCGGTGAACAGAAGAAGTGGTGCAGACTTGAAAGTTACGGACCTAAGCTCGTAGAAAACATCGTACAAGGCACAGCCCGTGACATACTTGCTGAATCAATGATAAGGCTGAATGACCACGGATATAACATCGTAATGCATGTTCACGATGAAGCCGTCATTGAAGCACCGAAAGATGCATCTCTTGAAGATATTTGTTCCGTTATGGGACAAACCCCAGAATGGGCAAAAGGACTCCTCCTTCGCGCAGACGGATATGTCTGTGACTTCTATAAAAAGGATTGATATTTATGAAAAAAGAAAGACCCCTTGTATATATTTGCTCTCCCTTTTCAGGAGAGGTTGAAATGAACTTAACCAATGCTCGCCGTTACAGCCGTTTTGCTGTAAAAAAAGGCTACACACCAATTGCACCGCATCTGTTATTTCCGCAGTTTATGGATGATGACGATATAGAGGAAAGAAGAACAGCTATGGAGATGGATATTTCCCTCCTTTCTCTTTGCTCTGAACTTTGGGTGTTCGGTGACAGAATTTCTAACGGAATGAGCATTGAAATGAAACACGCAAAAGAAACGAATATTCCTATTCGCTATTTTAATAACAACTGTGAGGTGAAAAAAAGATGAAAATCGCTGTAGCCGGTAAAAGGCTCGAAAAGAAACTTAAGAATAAAGAAATCAACTGGGAAGACCTCCTTGCCTTATTAAGCCAAACGAAACGCACGCCCGAAACTGTCGAGGAGTATCGAAAAATGGGCAGAGCTGCACAGGCTGATATTAAAGACTGTGGTGGTTTCGTTGCGGGCGAACTTAAGGAAGGCAGAAGAAAGAACGGAATGGTTAACAGCCGTAGTGCGTTGACTCTTGACATGGACTACGCACTTCCCGATACTTGGCAGAAAATTCTGATGCTCTTCACCTTCAGATGTTGCGTCTATTCCACACATAAACACACACCCGAACAGCCTCGACTCCGTCTTGTTATTCCGCTGTCCCGCGATATATCCGAAGAGGAGTATCCTGCAGTTGCAAGAATGGTTGCAAAAGACATCGGCATAGACCTTTTCGATGATACCACATACGAAGCCTGTCGTCTTATGTATTGGCCTTCAACCTCGATTAACGGTGACTTCTTCTTTGACAGCCGTGACGGTGAACTGCTCGACCCCGATGCTTACCTTAACAGATATGCCGATTGGCACGATGCTTCAACCTGGCCTGTATCTTCAAGACAGTCAGCGGCAATGAAACGCACCATTTCTGAACAGCAAGACCCTCTCTCAAAACCAGGTATTGTCGGAGCATTTTGCCGTGCTTATACGATTGAAGACGCCATTGACACCTACCTTGCAGAAATTTACGAACCCTCGGCAATGCAAGGAAGATATGATTACATACCCGCGGACAGCAGTGCGGGACTTGTAGTTTATGATAACAAGTTCGCATACAGCCATCATGCTACTGACCCTGTATGCGGAAAACTCTTGAACGCCTTTGACTTGGTTCGTTTACACCTTTTTGGTAGCAGTGATGAAAATGCACCTCTCGATGCACCCGTTACAAAACTGCCCTCATATAAGGCTATGTGCGAAATAGCTCTTGATGATAGCCGTGTAAAAATGGTGTTTGCAGAGGAAAGAAAAGAGCAGGCTCAAGAAGAGTTTTCCGATGAGGATTGGCAGGCACAGCTCACTCTCGATAAGTTCGGTAACGTCAAAGATACTATGAGTAATATCTGCACAATTCTTCGTCACGATACAAATCTTAAGGGCATCGTATTCAATCAGTTCAAAAGTACAATTGATGTTATTTCTCCTTTGCCGTGGCATCAGGTGAAACCAGGTTGGAATGACACCGACCTCGCTTGTGCAAAGCTCTACTTTGAACGCACCTATGGCGTGTGGTCTCCCACAAAATTCAAAGATGCTCTGCTGGCAGTAACTTCAGCAGAGCGACTCTATCACCCTATAAAAGAGTATTTTTCAACGCTTAAATGGGATGGTGTACGCAGACTTGATACTTTGCTTATAGATTATCTTGGTGCAGCCGATACACCCTATGTGAGGGCTGTAACGAGAAAAACGCTTGTTGCAGCTGTAGCCCGTATTTATCAGCCTGGTATAAAATTCGACTCCATACTCGTTCTTGTCGGCGGTCAGGGTATAGGCAAGAGTACCTTTTTCGCAAGGCTCGGCAAGAAGTGGTTTTCAGACTCCCTTTCCATTTCTGACATGAAAGATAAAACTGCACCAGAAAAACTCCAAGGTTACTGGATACTTGAAATCAGTGAACTTAATGGTATGAAGAAAATGGATGTGGAGGTTGTTAAATCATTTGTTACACGCCTTGATGATAAATACCGCCAGGCTTACGGCACAACAGTTGAAAGCCATCCCAGGTCTTGTGTCATCGTTGGTACGACTAACAGTGATGGCGGATTTCTCCGTGATATCAGCGGAAATCGTCGTTTCTGGCCACTCAAAGTTACAGGTAATTCCAAACACAAGCCTTGGGAACTTAACGATGTAGATCAGATTTGGGCAGAAGCTCTTCAGTATTACAACGATGGTGAAGAACTCTTCCTTAAAGATGAAATTGCAGCAGAGGCATATATTCAGCAGAGAGATGCTATGGAAACTGATGACCGTGAAGGTATCGTACAGGAGTATCTTGACCGTTTATTGCCTGAAAACTGGGATTCCCTCGACCTTTACCAGCGCCGTTCTTATCTTGAGGGCTCCGACTTCGGTGAATCAAAAGCTGAAGGCAGTATTAAACGCACCCGTGTATGCGTTATGGAGATTTGGTGCGAGTGTTTCGGTAAGCCACGTGAAAATATCAAGAAATCTGACTCCTATGAAATTGAAGGCATTCTTTTTAAACTCGGTAGTTGGAAACGCTACGATGGCAACGGTACGGGTAAAACAAGAGTTCCCGGATATGGGGTTCAGAAAACATATATGCGTGTTGCCGATGAGCAACAGTAACAAATCTAATCCGTTTCCATTTGTTGCCTTAAAGGGGTGTTGTCAACGGCAATGGTAAACACTCCAAGGGTACACCGTTAGGCAAGTTGTCTGCTTTGTTGCCTATGTTTCCCATTAACTACTTAAAGTTTATAAGTATAGAAAAAAGGACACATAGGCAATGCGTATAGGCATATATACACAAAATGTTTTAAACACCAAGGGCAACAGCAATGAGAAACACGGAGGTTTTATGAGAGAAAAAACCATCGAAGCAAAACTTGTAAAGGCTGTCAAAGCCAAAGGTGGTCTCGCTCTTAAGTTTATATGCCCAGGGTTAAATGGAGTGCCAGACAGACTGGTACTCCTCCCAAAGGGCAAGATAGCTTTTATTGAGTTGAAAGCACCTGGTGAAACAATGAGACCTCTACAAGTAAAGCGAAAAAGACAGTTAGAATCACTCGGCTTTTTAGTTTACTGCATAGACAGTGCCGAGCAGATTGGAGTGACGATAAATGCAATACAAGCCTCATAACTACCAAGCCTATGCAACACAGTTCATTGTGGACAATCCTATAGCGGCTGTCTTCCTCGACATGGGACTTGGTAAAACGGTGATAACTTTAACAGCAATTTATGAGCTGCTTTTTGACCGCTTTGAAATTTCAAAAGTACTCGTCATTGCGCCTTTAAGAGTAGCAAGAGATACATGGGCTGCCGAAATAAAAAAGTGGGACCACCTCAAAGGATTAACCTATGCCGTAGCAATAGGCACAGAGGCTGAAAGAAAAGAAGCTCTCAATAAAAAAGCAAGTGTGTACCTCATAAACCGAGAAAATGTTCAGTGGCTTATTGAAGAAAGCGGAACTGCCTTTGATTACGATATGGTTGTAATAGATGAGCTGTCATCCTTCAAATCATATCAAACAAAACGCTTCCGTTCTCTTATGAAAGTAAGACCCCATATAAAAAGGATTGTAGGTTTAACCGGTACACCGAGCAGTAACGGACTTATGGATTTATGGGCAGAGTTCAGACTGCTTGATATGGGAAAGCGTCTCGGTAAATTCATAACCCATTACCGCAACAATTATTTTCAGCCGGATAAGAGAAATGGACAGGTGATTTTCTCGTACAAACCTCTTCCCGGTTCAGAAGAAAGCATACATAAGCAAATAGCCGATATAACGATTTCTATGAGGGCAAAGGACTTCTTGAATATGCCCGATTGTGTTATGAACGAAGTGTCAGTTACTCTTTCAGAAAAGGAAAAGAAAGTATACGAAACTTTCAAGAGAGAACTCGTTGTTTCTCTTGGCGATGAAGAGATTGATGCTTCAACGGCTGCAGTGCTTTCAAACAAACTCTGCCAAATGGCTAACGGTGCCGTGTACAACGAAAGTAAAAAGGTTCTTGCCATTCACGATAAAAAGTTGGATGCCCTTGAAGACCTTATTGAAGCCGCAAACGGAAAACCAGTTCTCATAGCCTATTGGTTCAAACACGACCTTGAGAGAATAAAAGAACGACTGTCAGCCAAGCACATCCCTTTTTCTCTTTTGGACAGTTCCGATAGCATTATTCGTTGGAACAGAGGTGAGCTTCCAGTTGCCCTCATACATCCTGCATCTGCAGGACACGGCTTGAATTTACAAAGCGGAGGTTCAACCTTGATATGGTTCGGTCTTACTTGGAGCTTGGAACTCTACCAACAGACTAACGCTCGCCTGTGGAGACAGGGGCAGAAAGACAAAACCGTAGTCATTCACCACATTATTACAAAAGGCACAATCGATGAAAATATTATGAAAGCCTTAAACCGAAAAGAAAAAATACAAACTGCTCTCATCGATGCAGTAAAAGCGACATTGGAGGTATAAATATGGACGCAAGAGAATATTTAAATCAAGGCTATAAACTCGACCAAAGAATTAACAGCAAGCTTGAAGCTCTTTCTAACTTGAACGACCTTTCTACTAAATGTACAGCCACATACTCTGATATGCCTCGAAATCCTAACCGTGGCTCGTCAAGAATGGAAGATACTATTGTAAAAATCATTGACCTTGAACACAGTATCAATGATGACATTGATAGGCTTGTTGACCTTAAAAGAGATATTATTAAATTAATCGGAGCTGTTAAAGAACCCGAGTTGCAAATGTTACTTGAACTAAGATACGTTTGCTACAAAACCTGGGAACAAGTAGCTGTAGAAATGTACTACAGTATACAGCATATTCATCGACTCCACGATAAAGCAATAGCAGAAATTGATAAGCTCCTTGCAATGAGAGAAAAAGAGATGGAATGAGACTGCCACCATATGTTATTATTATAATAGGGAGTTTGAAAATAAAACTATTAGTTCCTTTCTAAAGTTTTTGTTTTAGTACCCTGTTTGAAACTGCGAATGAAAGCCATCGAGAGTTCACACCAACTTTCGATGGTTTTCGTTTTGCCCGGAAAGAAGGTGAACCCAATGCCAAAGAAACCGAAGAGACCTTGCTCTCATCCTGGATGTCCTAACCTTACGGATGGTAGGTTTTGCGAAGAACACACCAAGGCTGAAGCCAAACGCTACGAGAAGTATGACAGAGACCCTGCTGTACGTCGTAGGTATGGTAGAGCCTGGAAACGAATCAGAGACAAGTATGTTGAAGAACACCCACTGTGTGAGAGGTGTCAAGCTGATGGCAAACTCGTACCGACACAAGAGGTTCATCATAAGAAACCGTTGTCAGAAGGTGGAACACACAGCCGAGATAACCTCATAGCTCTTTGTAAGAGTTGTCACGCAAAAATTCATGCAGAGCGTGGTGACAGATGGCACAACTCCTGATGGTAGGGGCGGTCAAAATCTCCACGACTAATTTTTTGTGCAACGGGCGTGGGGTATCACGCACAAAACCGCGATTTCAAAGGGGGTATTAACCCCTAAATACTAAAAAGGAGGTAAAAAAGTGGCAAAAGACGGCACCAATAGAGGCGGCGCTCGTGTTGGCTCGGGTGCTAAAAAGAAGCCTCTTGCAGATAAAATTGCTGAAGGAAACCCCGGAAAAAGAAAGCTGACTGTCATCGACTTTAATAATGATTCAGTCGATTTAGAAGGTCAACCGATGCCGAAACCTTCCGAGATGTTATCTGCAACCCAAAAAGACGGTAAGAAACTGATAGCTGCCGATGTGTATGAAACAACCTGGCAGTGGTTGGCGGAAAGAAAATGTACCGCCTTGGTTTCACCGCAGCTCCTGGAAAGATATGCGATGAGCGTAGCAAGATGGATTCAATGCGAAACGGCAATTACCGAGTTCGGTTTCCTTGCGAAACACCCAACGACGGGTAATGCGATTCAGAGTCCCTATGTAGCTATGGCTCAAAACTTCATGTCACAGACCAACAGACTGTGGATGGAGATTTTCCAGATTGTCAAAGAAAACTGCACCGGAGAGTATGGAGGTGCAACACCCCAGGACGATGCTATGGAGCGTTTGCTGCAAGCTCGCAAGGGAAGAAAATAAACAAAGAGCATACAGCTCGGAAAGGATTAACATTATGTTTGAAAAAGTAAACCCTTCGCATCCTGATAAGATAGCGGACAGAATTGCCGGGGGTATTGTTGACCTGGCATACAGAAAAGAAAAAGACCCCAAGATTGCAGTTGAGGTTCTTATCGGTCACGGAAACTGCACGGTGATTGTTGAAACCTCTGCTGACATTGATGAAATTGATGTAGCCAAGGTTATAGCAAGAATTGCAGGTAATGTCGGTTTCGATATTCATATCGTACCCCAGGATAAGCATCTCGCAAACAATCAGAAGAATACAATCCGCTGTGGTGATAACGGCATCTTTAAAGGTATGCCTTTAACACCCGAACAAAAAGAACTGTCACATATTGCAAGAGATTTATATAGTCTCTGCCCTTATGATGGTAAGTTCATAATCAACGGCATCGAACTCACCATTTGTCAGAGCAATGTTTCTTCTCGCATTCTTGAAAGACTGTATCCCGGCGCAAAGGTAAATCCTCTCGGTGACTGGACCGGTGGTATTAATGTTGACACGGGTGCTACAAACAGAAAGCTCGGTTCTGATATGGCCGATGGAGTAACCGGTGGTGGCCTTCACGGTAAGGACTTATCAAAGGCTGATGTGAGCGTAAATATTTATGCTTTCCTTGAAGCACAGAAAACGGGTAAGCCTGTTGAGTTTTGCTGTTCAATCGGTGATGAGAAAGTAAACGGTGTTCCTTATTCTGAAATTGTAGAAACGGCAAGAAAATACATAAGCGACATTGGTGGCTTTGAGAAATTTGCCGAGTGGGGTCTCGTATGATTATTGAGAAAAAGAAAGTAGCAGAACTTCTGCCAGCGGAATATAATCCTCGAAAAGACCTCAAACCCGGTGATGCCGAGTATGAAAAGCTGAAGCGTTCAATTGAACAGTTCGGTTATGTAGAACCCGTCATATGGAACAAGACCACCGGAAAAGTTGTTGGCGGTCATCAGCGACTCAAGGTTCTTATGGATATGGGCTACACCGAAGTTGACTGCGTTGTAGTCGAACTTTCAGAAGAAAAAGAAAAGGCTCTCAACATCGCTCTTAATAAAATCAGCGGTGAGTGGGATAAAGATAAACTTGCTCTTCTTATCACTGATCTCCAGGCTGCGGATTTTGATGTAAGCCTCACAGGCTTTGAAACAGCAGAGCTTGATGATTTATTTAAAGATAGCGTTAAGGACGGGATAAAGGAAGATGACTTCGATGTTGAAGCCGAACTCCAAAACCCGTCTTTTTCTAAACCCGGTGACGTGTGGACACTTGGCAGACATAGACTCGTCTGCGGTGACAGCACTAAAGCAGAAACTTTTGAACTGCTCATGTGTGGTAAGAAAGCAAACCTCGTTATTACCGACCCTCCCTACAATGTAAACTACGAAGGTTCGGCTGGTAAAATCAAAAACGATAATATGGATAACGATTCATTTTATAATTTCCTTCTTGATGCTTTCAAATGCACTGAAAGTGCTATGGCAGATGATGCTTCCATTTATGTTTTCCATGCAGACACAGAGGGTTTGAATTTCAGAAAAGCATTCAACGACGCTGGCTTCAATCTTTCAGGTTGTTGCATTTGGAAAAAACAGTCATTAGTGCTTGGCAGGAGTCCTTATCAGTGGCAGCACGAGCCTTGCCTTTTCGGATGGAAGAAAAAGGGTAAGCATTTGTGGTACACAGGAAGAAAAGAATCGACCATTTGGGAATTCGATAAGCCGAAGAAAAACGGTGAACATCCTACAATGAAACCTATACCGCTTCTTGCCTATCCCATTATGAATTCAAGTATGTCAAACTCAATCGTCCTTGACCCCTTCGGTGGTTCGGGCAGTACCCTTATTGCCTGTGAACAGACCGACCGAATTTGCTACACTGTAGAGCTTGATGAGAAGTTCTGCGATGTAATCGTAAAAAGGTATATTGAGCAGGTCGGCTCTTCGGCAGAAGTTTCCGTGCAGCGTGACGGCTTAACATACAGTTTTGACGAGGTTTCCGGTGAAGACGATGTTATTCCTCTTTTTTAAGGAGGGTTAATATATGAAAGATAATACATTAACGCTCGCCAGTCTCTTTGATGGGTCTGGTGGGTTTCCTTTAGGTGGTTTGCTTGCAGGAATTACTCCTGTGTGGGCATCGGAGATTGAGCCGTTCCCTATAAGGGTAACAACAAAGCGACTTCCTTTCATGAAACACTACGGAGATGTTTCAAAAATCAATGGTGCAGAAGTTGAACCCGTCGATATAATCTCATTTGGTTCTCCTTGCACGGATATGTCAGTTGCGGGTAAGAGAGCCGGACTTGATGGAACACAGTCGGTTTTGTTTTATGAAGCAATCAGAATTATAAAAGAAATGAGGTGTGCCACAAATGGCAAATACCCAAGATACGCAGTCTGGGAAAATGTCCCCGGAGCCTTCTCCTCAAACAAAGGCGAAGATTTCCGTGCCGTACTCGAAGCGTTCATTGGTGTCATCGAACCGAATGCCCAGGTGCCTATGCCTGAAAAAGGAAGATGGGCTTACGCCGACCTTATCATGGGAGACGGATGGAGCATTGCTTACCGCGTTCTTGACGCACAATATTTCGGAGTACCCCAACGAAGAAAACGCATCTATCTTGTCGCAGATTTTGCAAGTAGGAGTGCCGGAAAAATACTATTTGAGTCAGAAGGCCTGTCAAGGTATTCTGCGGAGAGCTTCCGTGCGTGGCAAAGAGCTACCGGAGGTTCTTCGACTTGCGTTGGAGCGTCAGGCTTCGATGGCTATAACGGAGTCGTAACCGATGAGGTTTCTTCAACTCTTGGAGTGAACTGTGGGATGTCCACAGGTAGGAACGGAATTATTCTGAATGACCAAGGCGGAAGCCGAATGGATGTAACAGAAGATGTTACGGCTACATTAAGAGCCGAAGCACATCATCCTCCGTGTGTAATGGAGTCCGCAGGTTTTTGTACAGAGCATTCAGCCAAAAGCCGAACCATAGGATATGAAGAGGAACGCTCACCTACACTCCGTGCAGGGGTTGTTCCGGCCGCAATCGCTCTTGAGAATCATCCGGCAGACAGCAGAGTTAAACTTGACGAGAGTGAAACAATACAAACCCTAACTTCCCGAATGGGAACAGGTGGAGGGAATGTCCCTCTCGTTATGAAAATACGCAGTGGCTGTGAAGGCGGTGGGAAGGGTCCTTTGATACAGGAAAACAAATCGGCAACCCTCGCTTGCAACAATGATCAGACTCTTTTTGAGCCGTGTAATTGGGATGGTGAACAAACAGCCGGAACCCTTACAGCTCATAATGCCGGTGGTAGTCAGCGAATGCCTGACAAAAACCATTTCAATTGCGTTCTTCAACCTTTCGGTATTAGTGCCGATAAATCAAATGCGATGCTGTCCGATAACCCTCACAGCGGTATTTATGAAGCAGATACAAGCAGAACCCTTGATGCCAACGGAGGAAATCCCGGTTGCAATCAAGGCGGTATTGCTGTGGTGTGTGTAGACCAAGGTGGGGGTAAAAGCTCGTGCAGTGTAAGTGAGGAGGTTGCTCCTACTCTTGCCTGTACTCATGGTGGTGAACCCGCTGTTTGCGTCAAGGATAAAACTATTGTTATTGAAGGTAATGGTTCTCGACCCTCTCACCAAGGTGATGGTTTCAAAGAATCCGATGTTATGTATACTCTCAATACTGTTGACCGACACGCGGTTTACTCGATGACCACCGGATATTATGCACAGCCGATAAAAGAAAAATCTCCAACTCTTCTTTCAAGAGATTATAAAGATGCTGCAATCGTAAATGAACCTTGCTACGGAATAGACCGTGCAGCCTTTAATCAAGGTCAGAACGCACAGTATAAACCGGGCATTGAAAAAGACAAACAACCTACGCTCACTTCCCGTGGCCCCGGTGCTGTAGCACAACCGGTGTCATTTTATCCGCAGATGAAAGCGGAATGCCAATCACCGAGAACTAATGTATCAAACACCCTTGTGAATGGTACGAACCCCGGTTATCAAAACGGCATTATAGATCCCCATTATGCAGTTCGAAGACTTACACCCACAGAATGTGCCAGGCTACAGGGCTTTCCTGATTGGTGGTGTTCAAATCTTAATAGCGACCCCACTGAAGAAGATGTGCAATTCTGGAGTGAAGTCTTTGAATCTTATAGAATCATAACAAACGGCTCTTCAAAGCCGAAAACAGAAAAGCAAATAAGGAAATGGTTAACCGACCCCTACTCCGATGCTGCAGAGTATAAGATGTGGGGCAACGGAGTAGCTCTGCCGTGTGTTTTCTTTGTTCTTGCCGGCATTGCTTATTATGCTTTCTCTGATTAAATAACCAACTCCATTTTACGCACTTTCGGCGTATGTGTCCTCCAAAACAGAGGCATACCGATTTTGCTCCTTTTTCGGTATGCCTCTGACCTCCTTTTGAACAATTCGGAATTTCCTAACAGTTCTTTTTTGGGGTGTGTATAGTACACAATAAAGCACATAAAATTGAGGCTTTTATTCTACATCCGAATATGCAGAAATGACTGGATATATCTCACACCTGACGGTAATATGTGACTACCAAATTTAAAGGAGGTCATACCAATGACAGTAAATTACAATGTACCCGGTAACAAAAGAAAGCAGCTCGCATTGACCATAGCAAAATGGGCAGGCCACGAAGTAAACTATCTCGGAGCCCCTACCTTTGCTTACCAGGTCGGTTGCTTCACAATTGACAAAAACGGCACCCTTACATTCGACAGCGGACTCGGCGGAGAGGTTGTTGAAAGACTTCTCGAACACCTTCACAATGAGGGGTTCGAACTTGAGGATTTCAGCAACGAAACCACAAGCGAGGCCTACAGCGAAGAAGACATCGAAGAAATGCTCATCGAACAGAGGCTTGAAGAGCAGGAAGAAATGGGAATCATCATTCAGATGCCTAAAGAACACTTCGATGAAAAGGCTCTGCAGAACCTTAAAGACCTGATTGATTCAAAAGCCGACCTTATAAAAAAAGCACTCGGTACAGATAACCTTACCATTCATACATTCGGTGAAAAAATAGATTTTCCCTGGTTCAAAGAAACATCGAACCCGGATGAAGTCAAAGCCTATATGCATTTTGTAACGGCACTTTGCGAAATGGCAAAGAAGCTCACTCGCATTAACAAAGGTGAGAAAACAGTTGAAAATGAAAAGTACGCTTTCCGCTGTTTCCTTTTAAGGCTCGGTTTCATCGGTGCGGAATATAAGACCGAAAGAAAAATTCTGCTTCAGAACTTTACGGGTTCGGCAGCATTCAAGAACGGACACAAGAAAGAAAAGGAGGAAGAATAATGATTATCCCAAGTGAAGCGGTTGTAAAATCACTTAAGGAAAAGTATACGGAGGGTACCAGGGTCGAACTTGTAAAAATGGATGACCCTTATAATACAAAGCTTGTACCCGGTTGTCGTGGCACAGTTCGATTTGTTGATGATATGGGTACAATCCATGTGCGTTGGGATTGTGGTTCGTCTCTCGGCGTAGCCTACGGAGAGGACTCCTGTAAGATAATCGAAGAGTAAAAATCCACCATAAAATACACAGTTTTCTGTGCAAATGATTGTGTAATATATATCTCCGAAATGACTGGATATATCAGGGAATTGACGGTAATATACAGACACATTAAGAAACACGGAGGACACAAAAATGAATACAAAAACACAAAGACAGATTGAGGAAATGAAGAAGCAGACCATAGGGGTTGAGGTTGAAATGAACAACATCACCAGAAAGAATGCAGCCCGCCTTGCAGCCGAGCTTTTCGGCACAGACCGCTACGAATACACAGCCTCACGAAACGGCTACGAAACCTGGTCAGCTTGGGATAGCGAAGGCAGAGAATGGAAATTCTCAAAGGATGTCAGCATCAACGGACCCGACGAACAAAAATGCGAACTTGTTACACCGATTCTTAAATACACGGACATTGAACTTTTACAGGAACTTTGCAGAAAGCTTCGCAAAGCCGGAGCAAAGAGCGATGCAACAAGAGGATGCGGAGTTCACATTCACATCGGAGCAAAAGGCCACACACCGCAGACACTTCGCAACCTGGCAAACATCATGGCAAGCCACGAAGACCTTCTTGCACAATCCCTTAAACTGGACAGCTACAGAATGGAAAGATACTGTCGAACAGTTGATGCAAGATTTCTTTCAAAACTCAACCAAAAGAAGCCGAAAACAATGTCCGACCTTGCAGACATTTGGTACGGTACACAAGGAGCTTCTTGGAACAGAAGCGGACACTACAACGACAGCAGATACCATATGCTTAACCTCCACGCAACCTTCACAAAGGGTACAGTTGAGTTCAGGCTTTTCCAATTCGATGCACCGACTGCCGAAAGAAGAAACGGCATCCACGCAGGACAGCTTAAAAGTTACATTCAGCTTTGCCTTGCCCTCAGTCAAATGGCAAAGGAAGTAAGAACAGCAAGTTCGAAACCACAGCAGAACGAAAACCCAAAATACGCAATGAGAACCTGGTTACTCCGCTTGGGTTTCATCGGTGAGGAGTTTGAAACAGCAAGAGATTTCCTTACAAAAAACCTTACAGGAGATGCAGCCTTCCGTAACGGAAGAGACGCAGCTTGAAGGAACAGCGGTTAACCAAAAATTGACCGAAGGGACAGACCCTATAAACACCTCGGACGGCTTGACCGTCCTTATGGTGGTGAAAGGGATACCCTTTCGGAAAGGATGATAAAAAATGAACAAACGATACTATGTAGCTTATGGTAGCAACCTGAATGTTGCTCAAATGCGTTACCGCTGCCCCAATGCAAAAGTCATAGGCACGGCCTGGCTTGAAGATTATCAATTGCTTTTCAAAGGCAGTAAGACAGGTTCTTACCTTACAGTCGAACCGAAAAAGGGTTCGAGAGTACCTTTGGGGGTTTGGGAAGTCGATGAAAGGGATGAGTTAAGACTCGACCGATATGAAGGCTATCCGGACTTCTATTATAAAAAGGAACTCCGCTTGAAAATCAAAGGTATTATAACCGACAAGGTCAGAGAGCGTGATTGTTTCATTTACATTATGCACGAAGACCGACCTTTGGGTTTACCCTCCACCGGATACATTTCCGTTTGCAGTGAGGGTTACAGAAATTTCAGGTTCGAACAGCTTTATCTTATGAAAGCCTATGCTGAAAGTTATAAGGAGGTTCACTATGAAAACCAATAATACACGCAGGGGTATATGCCCCAAATGCGGAAAAGAATATAACGGTGTTCCTGCTCTTTCAAGAACAGACAACGAAACTATGATATGCCCTGATTGCGGAATCCGTGAGTCTCTTGAAACTCTCGGTCTACCCGTTTCCGAACAGGACAAAATCCTTGATGTCATCCATAAGCACACAGCGGAAATGGTGCAATAAAATACACAGTTTTCTGTGCAAATGATTGTGTAATATATATCTCCGAAATGACTGGATATATCAGGCTTTTAGAGTTAATATGGGTACACAATAAAGAACGGAGAACATTCCAATGATTAAGCTTTACAAATTTTACGAACTGATTAACCGAAACGCAACAGTAACCCTTGCAAACACAAGCCTGGACAAGACTTACTTCGAAGGCTCGATGAAGTCTATCCCCGACACATTTGATGATTGCATTGTAACCGATTTCGCAGTTTCCAACGACGGCGATTTCCTTTTCAGAATTGAGCGTTAAGGAGGCTTTTAAAATGGTAAAGACAGTTGCTTACGAAGAATTCAGAAACGAATACAGAGCCCTTACAAAGGAAATCAGGCGCCTTTCCGATGACAGAATCGAAGCATACGAGTTGCCCACCTGGGGAGACCCTAATGCAACCATTCAGCTCGGACTCAACTGGTCAGCTTGCGGAACAAAAACTATTGAGCAAACAGAGGACTTTGTTATAGCTCTTCAAACAGCCATTGAGATGGTTAAGAATTTCAAATACAACGGATACAAGATTGTAGAAGGTTAAGGAGGGGCAAGAAAATGACATTCAGAGCATTAACAGCAATTGAAAGGCCTTATACTTTTAAGCAATCCCCCAACGGGTATGAAGAACTCGGTTGCATCGGTTACCTACGAGCCGATTTCGGCAGTACCGGGAAAGAGTTTTATTCAACCTGGAATGAATTGATGACCGAATTTAAAACGGCTGCCTTTACCCAGGAATTCGACATTGTTATAAACACCCTTCGTTTCGCAGCCGAATACGGAAAAGTGCTCTTTTGCAGAGAGCGTCTTAAAGCATACTGTAATGCGAACCCGAACAGTGCTTTTAACGATGACAGAAACCATTACGGGTTCAGAGCGGATACAGAGAAACACACATACCTCTTTCGCTTGAATCCGAACAAAGGCGAATATAACATCTATTGCTATTGCTACCTTAAAGAAAGGTTCGACAACGGCATAAAATAATAACAGGAAGGAGTCTTTTATAGGCTCTTTCTCTCGTACAAATATACACAGTATTTAAGCCTAATGTTTGTGTAATATATATCTCCGAAATGACTGGATATTATGTGCTTTTAGAGTTAATATGAGTACACAATAAAGAACGGAGGACACAACAATGACAAACCTTAACGAACAGATTCGCACCCTTCAGAAGACCGGAGAATACCGCTTCGAAGGAATGACAAGAGAAGAAAGCAGAAACGCAGCTACAAACCTTGCGAAGAAAGCAAAAGCCTTTGACCGCAAGTACGGGGTTGAATGCAACTACGGAATTGCAAGAGACGCTTTCGGATACTACAAAGCAGTGGTAATCAACGATTAAGGAGGACAAAACAATGGCAGGCTTTACAACAATGGAAAAATTACAGTGCAATGTTTCAGCAAGCTACGGAGCCGTTTTACAGTACGGAGACAAGGTTTTCGTAACAGATGTAAATTGGAGAGGCGGATTTATCGCAGAGATTTGGGAGTTCATTGAAACCCCTGAAGAAACCGGACTTGCAGATTGCGAATGCAGAATTTCCCTTATAAAAACCTCTGAAGTTTCGTTTGAAGACAACGGACACGCAATTGCCTGGTGCATTCAGCAAATGGCAAAATAAGAAATGGAGGGAAAAGCAATGACAAGAAAAGATAAGATGAAGCTTATAAGAGACATCGGCAACAAGCTCGAAGAAAACGGAAGATATTACAATGTCGAACTTACAGCGGATGGAACGATAGCAATTGACATTTCCTGGGGTGATTGGAAGCACGACCACGCATTTCTTAATGTGCTAATTAAGAATAACTTCAACCTCAACCTTGTTGATGAAGTGGTCAACGAAGAGGATGGTTCAGACTGTTATTCCTCAACCCATTATTTTAGCAAGTAAGTTTTAATCACATATAACTGAAGGAGCCGTTCGGCTCTTTCTCTCGTAGCAGCCTACAGGGCTGTTTTTTTATTACTCATAAAGGAGGTAACAGCGTGAGAAAGCTGAAAAAATATAAACCGACAAAGTTTATGTCAAAAGACTCTTACTACGATAAAGATGCTGCTGATTATGCTGTTGACTTTGTGCAGTGCCTTTGCCATACAAAAGGTTCCTGGGCGGGTAAGCCTTTCGAGTTAATTGATTGGCAAGAACAGATTATCCGAGACCTTTTCGGTACAATGAAACCTAACGGGTATAGACAGTTCAATTATGCATATGTAGAAATACCAAAGAAAATGGGCAAATCGGAACTTGCAGCCGCCATTGCTCTTTTGCTCACTTGCGGTGATGGTGAAGAACGAGCCGAGGTCTATGGTTGTGCGGCTGACCGACAGCAGGCGTCAATCGTTTTTGAGGTTGCAGCTGATATGGTAAGAATGTGTCCGGCTCTGAATAAACGAGTAAAAATACTTGCGTCGCAGAAAAGAATTGTATACGAACCTACAAACAGTTTCTACCAGGTTCTTTCAGCCGAAGCCTATTCAAAGCACGGCTTCAACATCCACGGAGTGCTGTTTGATGAGCTTCATACACAGCCAAACAGAAAACTCTTTGATGTCATGACAAAGGGTTCCGGTGATGCTCGTATGCAACCATTATACTTTCTGATTACTACAGCAGGAACAGACACTAACAGTATTTGTTATGAAACTCACCAAAAAGCTAAAGACATAATGGAAGGTAGAAAAATCGACCCTACATTCTATCCTGTTATATATGGAGCAGATGAGAACGATGATTGGACTGACCCGAAGGTGTGGGCAAAAGCGAACCCTTCACTCGGCATAACAGTAGGCATTGATAAAGTAGAGGCAGCCTGTGAATCGGCAAAACAAAACCCTGCCGAGGAGAACAGTTTTAGACAGCTTCGCTTAAATCAATGGGTAAAACAAGCAGTACGATGGATGCCAATGGACAAATGGGATAAATGCTCGTTCCCTACAAACCCCGATTCACTTGAAGGGCGTGTATGTTATGGTGGTCTTGACCTTTCATCCACTACAGATATCACTGCCTTTGTTCTTGTCTTCCCACCAGAAGATGAAGATGATAAATACTCTGTACTGCCGTTCTTTTGGATACCGGAAGACAACCTTGACCTTCGTGTTCGAAGAGACCATGTACCGTATGATGTATGGGAACGCCAAGGTTATCTTAAGACTACCGAAGGAAATGTTGTTCACTATGGCTTCATCGAGAACTTCATAGAAGAACTCGGTAAGAAATATAACATAAAAGAAATAGCATTTGACCGCTGGGGTGCGGTGCAAATGGTTCAGAACCTTGAGGGTATGGGATTCACTGTTGTACCTTTCGGGCAAGGGTTTAAGGACATGAGTCCTCCGACAAAAGAATTGATGAAGCTTACCCTTGAAGAAAAAATGGCACACAGCGGACACCCGGTTCTCCGATGGATGATGGATAACATTTTTATACGAACAGATCCGGCGGGAAATATCAAGCCTGACAAGGAAAAATCTACAGAGAAGATTGACGGTGCCGTTGCCCTCATAATGGCACTTGACCGAGCAATCCGCTGTGGTGGAGAATCTGGTGCTTCGGTTTATGACGACCGAGGTATTCTATTTATATAAGGAGGTCTTACATTGAGTAAACCAAAATTACATATTGTATCGCTGTCCGGTGGCAAAGACTCCACGGCTATGCTTCTTCGAATGCTTGAAGAAGGGATGCCCGTGGATATTATTTTGTTCTGCGATACCGGGCTTGAGTTTGATGCGATGTACAGACACATTGATAAACTTGAAAAGTACATTGACAGACCTATAACAAGACTAAAAGGAAAAGACAGCTTTGAATACCTTTTCTTTGAACACGAACCTAAACGAAGAAACCCCGAACTTCAAGGTAGAAAAGGATTCAGTTGGGCGGGGCCGAGGAATCGTTGGTGTACGGCAACCTTGAAAACAAGGGTAATAAATCACTATCTCCGTGGTCTTTCTAAAGATTATGAAATCGAGCAGTACATCGGCATTGCAGCAGATGAGCCTCAGAGAGTACACGAGTTTAATTACCCCCTCATTGATTGGGGTATGACCGAAAAGGACTGCCTTCAATACTGCAAAGAGAGAGGTTTCGATTGGGAAGGTCTTTATGATATCTTCCATCGCGTATCCTGTTGGTGCTGTCCTCTTCAGTCTTTTGATGAATTACGCAAACTTCGCACTCACTTTCCCGAACTATGGGAAAAGTTGAGATATATGGATAAGCACACTTGGCGTAAGTTCTTAAAGAACTACTCGGCAGAAGAACTTGAAATACGCTTCAGTTTTGAAGAAGAAAGAACTGCCCAGGGATTGCCAATTAAAGGAAAAGTGTTCTTTTCTGAATTAAGGAAAAGGCTTGATGATTTTAATGGAAAGGAGTAGTCATATGATTCACGGACTTTTAGTACTGCCTGGGCTGTACATCACAGCTTTCCTTGTGCAGATTATTAAGCTGTTGGAAATCCTCGGAATAGCATAAAAGGCATCTATCGTTTTTTAGGTAGGTGCTTTTTATATACCAAAATTTACAAACAGGAGTTGATTTTATGAACATCTTTTCAGGCTTGTTTCGTTCCAGAGATAAGCCTTCGAACAGTACAGCGGGTAGTGGATACAGTTTCTTCTTCGGAAACAGTACATCGGGAAAATCTGTAACAGAGCGTTCAGCTATGCAGATGACGGCTGTGTACTCTTGTGTTCGAATCCTCGCTGAAGCCTTGGCGGGTTTGCCGTTGCATCTTTATCGTTACGGTGAGAGTGGTAGTAAGGATAAAGCCATCGACCATCCGCTTTACAGACTTCTTCACGATGAACCGAACCCTGAAATGAGCTCATTCGTTTTCAGAGAAACCCTGATGACACACTTGCTCCTTTGGGGTAATGCTTATGCACAGATAATAAGAAATGGCAAGGGCGAGGTTATTGCCTTGTATCCCTTAATGCCAAACAAAATGACAGTTGACCGTGATGATAAAGGTCAGCTTTACTACACCTATTCGCACTCAAAGGAAGAGGCAAACACCATGGAGGGTTCAAATGTATATTTGACACCTTCCGATGTTCTGCATATTCCCGGACTTGGATTCGATGGTCTTGTCGGTTATAGCCCTATCGCTATGGCAAAAAACGCAATTGGTATGGCAATAGCCTGCGAGGAATACGGAGCTAAGTTCTTTGCTAACGGTGCTGCCCCCGGTGGGGTGCTTGAACACCCCGGAACAATTAAGGACCCACAGCGAGTGCGTGAAAGTTGGCAGTCCACTTTCGGTGGTAGCCATAATGCTAACAAGATAGCCGTGCTTGAAGAAGGTATGAAATACACTCCTATAGGTATTTCACCTGAACAGGCACAGTTTCTTGAAACGAGGAAATTTCAAATTAATGAAATTGCTCGCATATTCCGAGTCCCTCCCCATATGGTTGGAGACCTCGAAAAGTCAAGCTTTTCAAACATCGAGCAGCAGAGTTTGGAATTCGTGACCTATACCTTGCAACCCTGGTTGATTCGTTGGGAGCAAGCCTTGTTCCGTGTGCTGTTAAACGAAAAAGAAAAAGGTGAGCTTTTCTTCAAGTTTAATGTAGATGGTCTTCTGCGTGGCGACTATGCAAGCCGTATGTCCGGCTATGCAATCGGCAGACAGAACGGTTGGCTTTCCGCTAATGACATCAGGGAACTTGAAAATCTTAACAGAATCCCTGCGGATGAAGGTGGCGACCTTTACCTTATAAACGGCAACATGTGTAAAATGTCCGACGCCGGAATATTCGCGGGACAAATACCTGAAAAGGAGGAAGAACCCACAGATGAATAAATTCTGGAATTTCAAAACAGAAAACGATGGAACTCGCACCCTTTACCTTTGCGGTTCTATCGCAGATGAAAGTTGGTTCGACGACGATGTCACCCCCAAGGCGTTCAGAGCTGAGTTGGAAGCCGGTCAGGGTGACATTGTTGTTTGGATTAACTCACCCGGTGGTGACTGCGTTGCTGCCGCACAGATTTATAACATGCTTATGGATTACAAGGGAAATGTAACCGTGAAGATTGACGGTATTGCTGCATCCGCCGCTTCAGTAATTGCTATGGCAGGTACGAAAGTACTGATGTCACCCACAGCACTTATGATGATTCACAATCCCTTGACCGTAGCCATTGGAGACAGCGATGAGATGAAGAAAGCTATGGATATGCTTGCTGAAGTAAAGGAAAGCATCATCAACGCTTATGAAATCAAAACGGGTCTGTCCCGTGCAAAGCTGTCCCACTTCATGGATGCTGAAACCTGGATGAATGCAAAGAAAGCAATCGAACTCGGTTTTGCCGATGACTTGCTTTTCAAAAAGGATTCAGAAGATGAAGAAACACTCAAGGTTGAAGATAGCTTCACCTTCAGCCGTAAAGCAGTGACAAATTCACTGATGTCAAGACTCTCTCGAAAAAGAGAAACCGAAGCAGCGAAAGAACCGGTTAAACCCGGTACATCCTATGACGAGCTTATTAAAAGACTCGAACTTATTAAACCTTGAAGGGAGAAAAATTACTATGAGTAAAATTAACGAATTAATGACAACACGTGCAAAGGCCTGGGAAGATGCAAAAGCATTCCTTGATTCGCACAGAAACGACAAGGGTATTCTTTCAGCTGAAGATACCGAAACCTACGACAAGATGGAAAAGGAAATTGCTGACCTTACTCGTGAAATCGAACGTCAGCAGAGAGCCGATGCTCTTGAGCGTCAGCTTAGTGCTCCTACAAGCACACCCATCACAGAAAAACCCGAAGCAAAGAAAACCGATGACAAGACCGGCAGAGCTTCCGATACATACAAGAATGCGTTCTGGAATCAGATGCGTGACCGTTCTTCTATTGAAGTGCGTAACGCTTTGAGCGAAGGTGTGGATACCGAGGGCGGTTTCCTTGTTCCTGAAACCTTTGAGAAGAACCTCATCACAGCTCTTCACGATGATCTTATCTTCCGTAAACTTGCACACACATTTACAACCTCAACAGGTGTTCACAGAATTCCTGTTGTTGCATCCCGTGGCGTTGCTTCTTGGGTTGAAGAAGCAGGTGCTATTCCCGAAAGTGATGATACATTCGGTCAGAAGTCAATCGGCGCTCACAAGCTCACAGCTCTTATTAAGGTTTCCGAAGAGCTTCTTAATGACTCTGCATTTGACCTTGAAGGATATTTCCGTGATGAATTCACCAAGCGTATGAGCAGTGCCGAAGAGGAAGCATTCCTTATCGGTAACGGTAATGGTAAGCCTCTCGGTCTCTTTACTGATGCAGAGGGTGCTGAAGTCGGTGTAACAGCTGCATCCGCAACTGAAATCACAGCTGATGAAATCATCAACCTTTATTACTCACTTCGTGCGCCTTACAGAAAGAAAGCTGTATGGCTTCTTAACGATTCAACCATCGCTGCAATTCGCAAGCTCAAGGATAACAACGGCCAGTATATTTGGCAGGCAGCTCTCAAGGAAGGTCAGCCCGATACTCTCCTTGGTAAGCCTGTTTATACTTCTGTTTCCGTTCCTGGTATTGAAGCAAGCGCGAAGACTATCGCATTCGGTGACCTTTCATATTACTGGATTGGTGACCGCCAGGGCGTTACATTCAAGCGTCTCAACGAGCTTTATGCAGCAACAGGCCAGGTAGGTTTCCTTGCCACCAAGCGTGTGGATGCGAGACTTATCGTACCCGAAGCTGTTAAGGTTCTTCAGATGGGTGCTTGATAAAGGTGACCTACTATGGAGCATTTATTAACGAAAGTTAAGCAAAACCTTATACTTGAGCATTCAGCCGATGATGCACTTCTCTTACAATATATAACGGCTGCGGTTTCCTACGCCGAAAGCTATCAACATATTCAAGAGGGGTTCTATAAGGAAAACAAAATGCCTCCAACTACAGAACAAGCGGTAATTATGCTCGTAAGCCATTTCTATGAAAGTAGAGATGGCTCTACGGGCGGTTTCTTTGCGGACAACACCCAGGCATCAAGCCAGGTGTGGAATACAGTAAATCTTCTTTTACGACTCGATAGAGATTGGAAGGTGTGAGCCTTATGTCTTTCGGAAAAATGAATACTCCCATTTACATTACGGGCAAGAGAATATCCATAGATAACGAAGGCTTCAAAACCATAGGCCACGATGTGATTGTTTCTGTGAGAGCTTATCGTGAAGGCAGACACGGAAGTGAAAGATGGGCAAACAGAGCTGTGTTCTCTGATGCCACAGAACTTTTCCGCTTTCGTTCAATCCCACATTTGACGGTAACAACCGAAATGCAAATACACTGCGATGGCAGAGTGTTTGAAATAATCTCCGTTGAGGATGTAAAAGGAAGAGGAATGTATGTTGAAGTTCTTGCAAAGGAGGTAAAAGAAAGTGGCTAAAGTTACAGTAAAATTGCCCGAAGACTTACTCACAAAGTTCTCGAAATTAGCAGAAAAAAGTGATGCGGTTGCTGAAAGAGTTCTTGAAGCCGGTGGTGAGGTTGTTCTTGCCAAGGTAAAAAGTAATCTTTCTTCCGTTATAGGCAGCGGAACAAAATATGAGTCACGCTCCACAGGCGAACTTGAACGAAGTTTAGGTCTCTCCTCTGTGAAGCTCGACCGAAACGGCAACCACAATATTAAGATAGGTTTCTCTGAACCTCGTACAGACGGTGAAAGCAATGCAAAAATTGCGAACATCATCGAATATGGAAGGCACGGACAACCTGCTAAACCCTTTCTGAAACCCGCGAAAACCTCCTCTAAATCCGCTTGTATTGCACGGATGAAAGAAGTCCTCGAAAGCGAGGTGGGCGGTTTGTGAGCCTTTTATCGGAACTTAAAAGCATTATTGAAAGTATCGGTATTGCTGTCGAAACGGGTGTTTTTTCAGATACTGCCCCGGAAAGTTATGTCGTGCTTACACCAACGGTGGATACTTTTCCTTTATCGGCTGACAACTTTCCGATAAACGAAATACAAGAAGTTCGGATTTCTCTTTTTGACAAGGGAAATTACACGAAGAAGAAAAATCAAATAGTCCGGTTGTTGTTACAGGCGGATATAACCATAACGGATAGAAGGTACATCACCCATGAGGATAGTACCGGATATCACCATTATGCCATTGACGTGGCAAAAAATTATGAAATGGAGGAAATCTAATGGCTACCATTGGTCTTGATAAACTTTATTATTCAAAAATTACCGAAGACAAAGACGGCAATGAAACCTATGCAAAGCCTGTACCCCTTGCAAAAGCAATGACAGCAGAACTTTCGGTTGAACTTGCAGAGGCAACTCTCTATGCTGATGATGGTGCTGCTGAAATCGTTAAGGAATTCAAGTCAGGTACACTCTCACTCGGCATCGATGATATCGGTGCTTCCGTTGCTTCTGACCTTACAGGCGCAACGATTGATGACAACTATGTACTTGTTTCTTCTACTGAGGACAGTGCTGACCCCGTTGCAGTCGGTTTCAGAGCAAAGAAATCAAACGGAAAGTATAAATACTACTGGCTGTATAGAGTTAAGTTCGGCATTCCTGCTACTAACCTTGCTACCAAGGGCGATTCAATCACTTTCTCAACACCTACCATTGAGGGTACTATTCTTCGCAGAAACAAACCCTCCGCAAACGGGAAACACCCCTGGAAAGCAGAAGTTACCGAAGGTGACAGTTCTGTAAACACAGCAATCATCAAAGGTTGGTATGATGAAGTTTATGAGCCTTCCCAGGCTTCAGCAGCAAGTGAGGAGGGTTAATAAATGATTGACGAACGCAGTGCTAAAATCACCATCGGTGGTGAAGAGTACGAACTTGTGCTTTCGACAAGAGCCACCAAGGAAATAGCAAGTCGTTACGGCGGTCTTGAAAATCTCGGTGATAAGCTGATGAAAAGTGAAAACTTTGAAATGGCAATAGCCGAAATTGTGTGGCTTGTTACTCTTCTCGCAAATCAGTCTATCCTTATTTTCAATCTTAAGAATAAGGAAACCCCAAAACCTCTCTTAACGGAAGAAGAGGTTGAAATCCTCACCACACCCTTTGAATTTGCCGAATACAAGACAGCAATTACAGAGGCTCTGTATAAAGGAACGAAGCGTAATATCGAAAGCGAAAACGAGCCAAAAAACGCAGTGGTCGAGTAAGTGACGAAGAGTTGTTTACTCGACTTCTTTATTACGGAATGGCACAGCTCAATCTTACAATGGATGAAACCATGCTGATGCCTTTCGGATTACTCCTTGACCTGTGGGAGTGCCACAAACAATTCACAGGCATATCCAAACCGAAAAGGGAAAATTTCATTGATGATATTATCCCCGACGGAATCTAACGAAAGGATAAAAGAATATGCAAGTAACAACAACCATAAATGGTCAAACATATACTTTGACATATAACTCTTCAACGGGTGCTTATGAAGCAACGCTCAATGCTCCCCAGGGTTCATCGTTTAATCTTGATGGCGGCTATTATCCTGTGTCGGTTTCGGCTACTGATGATGCCGGAAACACAGCGACAGCAGACAGTAACCATTCTACCCTCGGTTCGAGCCTTCGTCTTGTTGTTAAAGAGAAAGTTGTTCCTGTTATCAGTATTATTTCACCTACAGATGGTGCTCTTAATACGGATGGCAAACCCGCAATTGCATTTACTATTCTTGATAATGTATCACAGACATCAGGCTTCTCCGGTATTAATCTTTCAAGCCTTGTGCTTAAAGTTAACGGTGCAAAAGTCGATGTATCGAAGATTTCCTCAAGTCCTGTCACGGGTGGATACAACTGCACCTACACACCTTCATCCGTTCTTCCCGATGGAGAAAACAACATATCAATCGATGTATCGGATAACGATGGTAACGCCGCAGTAACAAAATCCGTTTCGTTTACAGTTGACACAGTTGCTCCTTCTCTTAATGTTACAAGTCCTACCCAGGGTTCAATCACCAATAAGAAAACTATCACTGTTTCCGGTACAACCTCCGACAGTATTTCAACACCTGTAACGGTTAAGATTTCTGTAGGTACAAAGGACCAAGGTACGGTTACTGTAAGCGGTGATGGTTCGTTTACCAAGGATATAACCCTTGATGAAGGCGTTAACGAAATCAAAGTTACCGCAACAGACTCTGCCGGCAAGACTACAACTGTTACAAGGACTGTTACAGTAAAAACCAACGCTCCCGTTATCCGTTCCGTTGTCATCGAGCCTAATCCTGCCGATGCAGGTAAGACTTATACCATTTCGGTAGTAGTCGATGAGAACTGACAGACAGATAGTTCGAGTTTACGGCAAGGCTGATAACTTTGACCTTGAGTTTACACCAACGGGAGGTAATGAGTGGGAATGCACCGTACCTCCCGATATGACTGATGGTCAATACGCTACAGAGATTTACGCCCTCGACAGTGAGGGCTATTTTGCTTATTGGACGGGAATTCTATATATGCTTAAAGGCAGGGTTCATCTTTGTTTAAAAGAAAGCAAATATAAAATTCAGCTCCTACCTCAAAAACTCGAACTTGTTATTATAAAGGACGGTGGTAACTGTGATTGAATCACGCACATTTTTGCTCGGTGAAGAAAAGTATATCGACTTTATGGTTTGCAGCAAAGATGCTGATGAAACGATTGTTATCACTGATGCAAAATATAAACTGATTGAGCATAAAACTGAATCAATTGAAAGCGAGGGTGTCTGCCAAATTGACGGCAGATGCCTTCGTGTATTTTTATCCCCCTCGCATAAAGGCTTATATCATCTCGTGGTGAATGTTGAAATTCCACCTGAAAAGTTGAAAGCATATATAGATATTGTTGTTAAGGAGCGTGATTAATATGCCTACACGTTCTGTGTCTTTCTGTAGTGATAATACAGAGGGCACCGGTCTTAAAATGACCCACTGTTTACTTGTAACAAACGCCTCATCCTCTGTTAGTCAGATGCAGATGTACATTCCAGCATATTCAAGAATTGATGATGTAAGAGTTACATTACAATTTAAAACCAGTCTTTCTACCAAAGGTGACTGTCGTTACAACCTTGAAGCAGAAACGGATTCATATTTTTCAGCCGGTGGCTACAAAATAGATCCTTTGTTTCAAACGGGTAAAGATTACTTAACTGCTGCGATTAACAAAAACAGTGTTATTGATGGTACGTCAAAACGTTTGACGGATATGTTTAATTCAATGACATCAAAAGCCGGAGTTTATTCAGGAACAAAAAACTTGTGTATATGGTTTTCGGCAACCATCACCCGAAAGTGGTATTGGAAAAGCTCATCCTTTGCCATCGACTATACGGAACCGTCTTGTGTTGTCAGCGTGAACTCAAATGGCGGTGGCACTGTCAGCGGAGCAGGGACATATAAATTCGGAACTTCTTATACGATAAAAGCTACACCCTCTGCCGGGTACAGATTCGTTTCCTGGTCTGATGGCAACACAAATGCATCGCGCACTTTTAGTGTAGATGCAAATCTTATAAACGCTTTCACAACATCAAAATCATACACAGCAACATTTGAAAAGATACCGGACACAACTCCGCCTACTATAGTTTCCGTTGCCATTACTCCAAACCCGGCAACTACGGGACAAGGCATAGTTGTTGCCGTAAAAATTACTGATTAGGAGGTGTTAGCATGGCAGATGATTTCGGTTTAAAAATCGGACTTGAAGGTGAAAAAGAGTTCAAGAAAGCCTTATCTGAAATTAATCAGAGTTTTAAGGTTCTCGGTTCTGAAATGAAGCTCGTTCAGTCGCAGTTCGGTAAAAATGATAACTCTGTCGAAGCTCTCACTGCTCGTAACCAGGTTTTAAATAAAGAAATTGAAGCACAAAAACAGAAAATTGAAACTCTTAAGGCGGCACTGGAAAATGCCGCCACTTCTTTTGGTGAAAATGACCGAAGAACACAAAACTGGCAGATACAATTAAACAACGCTGAGGCAGCCCTTAATGGCCTTGAAAGTGAGCTTAAGGAAAACAATAGCCAACTCGAAAAGGCTTCCGATGGACTCGATGATGCAGAAAAGAATGCAGATGATTTCGGAGAGGAAATCGAAGATGCCGGCAAGGAAAGTGAAGATGCCAGTGGCAAGTTCGAAAAGCTCGGCAGTGTATGTAAGGCAGTAGGTGCAGCAATGGCTACAGCTTTCGCTGCCGTAGGCACAGCTGCTGTTGCCGCCGGCAAGGCTCTTATTGACATGTCAAAAGAAGGTGCAGCTTATGCCGATGATGTTTTAACTACATCAACGCAGACAGGCATTGCCACAGATAAGCTCCAGGAATATATGTATGCCGCTGAACTTGTGGATGTTTCTACCGAAACTCTCACCAAGTCGATGGCAAAACAAATCAAATCGATGAAGGCTGTGCAAGACGGTACCAAACTCTCCGTTGAAGCCTACGATGCACTTGGTGTGTCTGTTCTCAATGCTGACGGTACCATGCGTGATTCGGATACCGTATATTGGGAAGTTATCGATGCACTCGGCAAAATGGAAAATGAAACCGAGCGTGATGCTCTTGCAATGCAAATTCTCGGTAAATCCGCGCAGGAATTAAACCCATTAATTGAAGCCGGAGCTGAAAGAATGAATGAACTTGGTGAACAAGCACAAGCTGCCGGATATGTCATCAGCGATGATATGCTCAATGCTTATGGTGCTTTCGATGACCAACTTCAGTATTTGGCAGTCGGCGCTGATGCTGCCAAAAATGCTCTCGGCACTGTTCTTCTTCCCATCCTGACACAGCTTGCCGGAGAAGGCGTAGGTCTTCTCGGTGAGTTCACCAACGGAATACTTGATGCAAATGGTGACATAGGAGCAATGTCAGATGTAATCGGTGGGATTTTACCGAAAGCTCTTGACCTTATGATGGAGTTCGTACCTGAAATGATTGAAATAGTCGGTGAGATTATTTCTGCATTGGGCGGTGCTATTGTCGATAACCTACCTCAAATAGTAGAAAGTACTTCACAGATTATTTTTACTATTTTGACGGGTCTTACCGAAGCGTTACCGCAAATCGGTGAGGCGGCTTTATTGCTTGTAGTTACGCTGCTGGAGGGTATAATCGCAAACTTGCCGATGATACTTGAGACAGCTTTACAAGTTGTAGCAACTTTGGCTATGGGAATAGGTACTGCATTGCCGACCCTTATACCATCGATTATCAGTATGGTTGTACAGATTTGTACTACCTTGGTAGAAAACCTGCCTCTCATTCTCAATGCGGCCTTGCAGTTGGTGCTTGGCTTGGTTGAGGGTATTCTCGCAGCAATACCTGTGTTGGTTGAAGCTCTGCCCGAGGTAATCGGTGCGATAGTAAATTTCTTACTTGAATCGATACCCCTTATCATTGACGCAGGTATACAGCTCTTAACTTCACTGATTACAAATCTACCGACCATCATTCAAACAATACTTACTGCTATTCCGCAGATTATTACAAGTGTTATCAATGCAATTTTAAGCAATATACCTCTCATCATTGAGGCTGGTGTCAGATTACTTGTTTCTTTGATAAGTTCATTACCGCAGATTATTACAACAATCGTAGCAGCTCTTCCACAGATTGTTACTTCTATTGTGACGCTCTTTACGAACAATGTAGGTAAGATTGCGAAAGTCGGTGTTACCTTGCTTGTATCACTCATTAAAAATCTGCCGTCTGTAATTGCAAGTATTGTAAAGGCCGTACCTCAAATCATCACAGGCATTGTAAATACCTTAACCGGACAAATCTACAAAATTACCAATGTCGGTAAAAATATCGTTCAGGGTTTATGGTCAGGTATTCAAACCTTAAAATCCTGGTTATGGAACAAGGTCAGTGCCTGGATAAACAGCATCTGGGACGGCATTTGTGATTTCTTCGGTATCAGATCACCTTCTCGTGAGATGGCTTGGATCGGTGAGATGCTTGTAAAGGGTCTCTCCGGTTCAATTGACAGCAACGGTGGTGAAGCTGTAAAAGCAGCAGAAAAGATGAGCGGAGACATTAATGATGTTATGCATTCTCTCGCAGAGGATATGTCAACAGCTCTTCCCACGAATTTTTCTGTTGATAGCAGTCTTGGAGACGAGCTCTATGCTCCGACGGGGCATTCAAAAACGAGTGGTCTTACTCTTCAGCTTAACATCGATAAATTCAATAATTATTCGAGTGAAGATGTCCGTGACCTTACAAATGAAATTCTTGTAACAGCCGGACAGTTTGCTCAAAGGAAAGGAGTGGTCTTTGCGTGAACTACTTTGAATATGCAGGCGTGAATTCAGATTATATGGGTCTTCGCATCGAAAAGAAGGATGTTTTTTCTGCGCCGAAATATGAAACTGAATTTACCGCTATTCCGGGAAGAAACGGAGATTTAATATCACCGAATGGCAGATATGGAAATGTGCAAGTGGTCTATTCTGTTTTCTTACCCGCAAAATCGAAAGAAGAACTTGCAGATAAGATTTCAGCCGTTAAAGCCTGGCTTTACGCAGAACCGAATGTTTATCACGAACTGCGTGATACTTACGATGAGAAGTATTTCAGAAAGGCTGTGTTTGCAAGCAAGCTTGATATTGAAGATGAGCTTAATCGAATAGGCGTTTTCACTATCAGCTTTTCTTGTTTGCCTTTCAGATATGCAGTAGATGGTTTTAATGAAATCAGCGTGTCTTCCGGTACCGTCATTGAAAATCCCACAGCCTTTGAAGCAAAACCATATATTATGCTTACGGGCAATGGTAGCGGAACTCTTACAATAACCTCTCCCGGCTCAAAAAAGAGCTGGACCTTTTCCAATATTCAGCAGTATATCGAAATAGACAGCGACCTTATGAACTTTTATAAAGGTTCGACACCGGAAAACGATGCTGTTGAGGGTGAAGGTTTCCCGATCCTTTATCCCGGCGGAAATACATTCACTTTTTCCGGTGGGATAACCGGTGCGTATGTAATGCCGAGGTGGGTGACATTATGATTCCTGTTTTATACAAGGCAAACGCTACCAACTTCAAAACCTACGGCATAGGAACTCTTACGGATTGCACCTTTTGTGAAGTTACTGAGGAAAGAAACGGCTCCTATGAACTCGTGCTGAAGTATCCTACCAACGGACCCTTATACACAGAGATACAAACGGAAAGGCTTATAAAAGCTAAACCGAATGATACCTCCGATAATCAGTTGTTCCGAATTTACAGAATAACTACTCCCATTGAAAACATCATAACTGTTTACGCACAGCACATCTCTTATGACCTTTGCAATATTGCAGAGCTAATATGGTCGGATGAAAATATGTCTGCACCGCTTGTAATGAATAAAATCTTTTCCAATACGGCAACAACCCATAATTTTATTTGCAGTACAGACTATTCTTCATCAAAGCCTTTCTCTGTTTCCAGGCCCCAAAGCGTAAGAGCTTGTCTCGGTGGTGCTGAAGGTTCGATGTTGTCTTTATGGGGTGGCGAATTTGAATGGGATAATTTCCACATTATTCATCATCAAGGCAGAGGCACAAAGACCGGTGTTGTTATTGAATACGGAAAGAACCTAACGGCTCTTGAACATGAAAATGACAACACCGCTTTATATACAGATATTTTGCCCTTTGCTGTTTCAAGCGACATGGACGGTAACGAAACCGTTGTTACTCTTTCAGAAGTTCTGCTTCCGGTGGTTGACACATCTCTTACTACAAGAAAAACCCTCATCAAGGATTTCTCCGATTCTTTCTCTGAAGGAGAAGAGTTGACGGAGTCCGCTCTGAGGTCAAAAGCAAACACATACATAGAGAACAATGCTCTCGGCACTGTAATTCCGAACATCAAAGTTTCCTTTGAACCTTTATGGAAATACCCCGAATATGCCACTGTATTGGAACGAGTTTCTTTATGCGATACTTTGTTGGTGAGACACTCAAAGCTCGGTTTAAAGGCAAAAGCAAAAGTAATAACCACGGTCTACGATACGCTTTCCGAAAAATATGTATCCATAACCCTCGGCGCGTCCGGTGCGAACTTGCTGCACACCATTTCCGAGGTACAGGAAAACACCGATAAAGCCGTGGCAAAAGTAGAGCGTTTTCCAAAATTGATGAACGCAGCTATCGAAAGAGCTACCGGTCTTATTACCGGTCAAAGCGGTGGATACGTGGTTATCAATACCTATTCCGAGAACGGACAGCCGTATGAACTGCTTATTCTTGACAACCCCGATATTAACACTGCCGTAAATGTGTGGCGTTGGAATGTGGGTGGTCTCGGTTTCAGCAGTAATGGTTATAACGGACCCTATACAACGGCAATAACCTCCGGTGGTGAAATCGTAGCTGATTTTATTACTTCCGGTACTCTTGTTGCCAATATCATCAAAGCGGGTGTCCTTCAGTCACAAGATGGTTCTTCCTATTGGGACTTGGAAACGGGCGAAGTGCATTTAAATGCTTATGCAACAACCTCTTCCCTTGAAGAGACAAATCTTTCAATAGAGGGTATACAAGAAGACATCGTAAAAACAAACGAGAAAACATCTGAACTTCAAACAACAGCCGAAGGTCTTACAAGCTATGTATCAGACCTTACGGAAACAGTGAAAACAGTAACCGATGAACTTGGTAATCAAAGCGATGAACTTATTGTTGCTCAAGAGAAAATCTCCGAACTTGAACACACGGTTGAAGGTTTGGGTGTCAAAGTATCGGAGCGTTTCATCGGTGGTATAAACCTGGTGAAAAACTCATCGGGTCTTAACGGATTATCCGATGACTGGACTTACAGCGGAACAGTATCCTCAAATAGCGCCACTGACACGCAGAATAACACGACAGCCGATTCTTGCTTCGTTCTCGGTGCTTATTCTGACCTTACCCAGGTTATAACGGGCGTTGTTACCGGAACTTCCTATGTGGTGTCATTGAGAGCAAAAAAGACAAGCACATACTCAGGTTATTTCCGTGTGACATATAACGGTGATAAGTATGTGGATTTATTCAATACTTCTTCTGCATTTGATTGGCAGGATTTTACTGCAGTAATCGATGATGTGCAAGACGGTACCATAACCATTTACGCATACAGCAGAGCTGCCTCTTTGTATATAGGTGACATTATGATTACCGAGGGTTCTATAGTTCAGAAATGGACTCCCGCACCCAACGAGATATACACCACCGAGGTGAAAATCGACCGAAGAGGTATTGAAGTTTCCAATGCCGATTCACCACAAAGAACGGTTATTAACAACACGGAGTTTTCCGGTTATTACAACGATGAGAAAATATTCACCCTAAATAAGGATGAAACCATAACAAAGAAAACCACTGTTGACGGTGAGCTTACCGTTGGTAAAACAAAGTTCGTTCCGATGCCCACAGCTTCTGACGGACTTAATATTGTAATTCTTGACTAAGGAGGTAAAAAGCTATGGCATTGAGTGGTAATTTTTCAAAATATCCGTCTACATATCTTGGCTTGTACTGTACCTGGTCAGCCACACAAAGCGTTACGGGAAACTATTCTGATGTTACCTTAAAGGTCTATCTGAAATATGCATCCCTTTATGTAGGTGCAAGAGATGACTGCACGGTTTCAATTAACGGAACAAGCGAAACGTTCTCAAGTCCCGCCGTTTCGGAGGATGATTCATCAACGGCTCATTCGAAGCTGTTAAAAACAAAAAAAGTACGAGTAAATCATAACAGCGATGGTACAAAGACTGGGGTCAAACTGTCTGCCTCTTGGCGTTTCGATGGTACTTATGCCGGAACTTCAATAGGTACAATTACCGCATCGGCAACAATAAGCCTCGATGCAATCGACCGTACTGCACCCACCATTAAATGTACTGTAGGTTCAATAACAGCTAACGGCTTTAAGATTTCAGCCACATCATCCGCTAAAGCCGATATATGGCAGTACAGCACAAACGGAGGTTCTTCTTGGACGCAGTTTTCAACGACTGCCGGAACGAGTGCAAGTATATCTCTTTCCGGTCTTACGCCGAACACTTCTTATTCGGTAAAGGTAAAAGCAAGAAAACAAAGTAACCATGTGTATGGTACTTCGTCAGCAACAACTGCCAAAACCCTCGGCGGTTCGGTTTTATCTTCGGTCGGTACGGTAACGGCTGATGCATCCACAGTAAAAATAACTCTGAAAACAACGGTTTATGAAGCGTCATATAGCCACACCTTGGCTATTAAAAACGGCAGCACAACTTATCTTACAATTACCGGTATTACCCTTACAAAGGGAACAACGGATAATACGATAACCTTGACCTCTGCACAAAGAACAACCCTTCTCAATGCGATGGCGAGCATCAAATCTTTCACGGGAACATTCGTGCTTACAACATTGAACGGCTCAACACAGATTGGTTCGGCATCGTCAAAAACAGCTACTGTTCAAACTTCATCGGGTAATTCCTCACCCACGATAGGGGCCTTTACAGTGGCTGATACGAACACAACTACCACAGGAGTTACGGGAAATAACCAACTTTTTATACAAGGTTATTCTACTTTACAAGTAACCCCGGCTACCGCTACAGCAAAAAACGGAGCAAGCATTGTAAAATATTCTGCTACTTGTAACGGAGTGACGAAATCGAATACAACAGGTGCTGCTTTAACCGTTGGTGCTATTTCAAAATCCGGTACTTTAAGTGTCGTTGTAACAGCGACCGACTCAAGAGGTTACACGGTAAGTAAAAGTATGGATATTACGGTTATTGCTTATGCAAAGCCGAAAGTTTCATCTTTATCATTAAGACGAACCAATGAAATTGAAGCCGAAATGCAACTTACTTTCAGCGGTACAATTTCCCCCGTGACCGTAAGCAGTACGCAGAAAAATAGTTTAACCTATGTAAGGTATAGGTACAAGAAAACCAATGCAAGTAGCTATGGCTCATATGTGAGCATTCTTTCATCGGTTACCAAGAGTGGTTCGTCTTTCTCATTTTCAAATCTTGAGCTTTGTTCTCTCGATGCGGGAAGCTCTTATGACTTTCACATACAAATACGAGATAGTTTAGGCTCCTCGTCCTCGCTTGATCTTTATTATGTTGTTCCGCAAGGTACACCTCTTGTAGCCTTGAGAAAACAAAAAGTAGGTATCAATACCCCAAATCCCACTGCAGCTCTCCACGTTGTGGGTGATACAAAAATATCCGGTGCGGTTACAGCAACTTCTTTTTCCGGTTCTGTTGCACCTTCATCATTATCCTCTGCGGTTCCTATTGCGAAAGGCGGTACAGGGGCTACAACAGTTGCAAATGCTATTGCTAACATAATAAATGGACAAACCATAGCCCCTAAAATTATAAAAGTAACGGGAGGTCAGTATTGGGTAGATGATGCTTACGGCATAGATATGCAGAACTCTGATATCATAAATATTAACGGCTTATATTTCAAAGATGCTGTAGACTCTCAAGGTGAAGGTATAAACTTTTACAGAAGTGCAACAACCTGGGACAGACTTTATTCTGCTTCTGGTACATTATACTATGCTCCGAACGTTGAACACCAGACCCATCCCGGAACACGCTACCAAGTTTATCATTCGGGTGGAGCTACCATTCCTTTGGGTAAAGGCGGTACAGGTGCGACATCGGCGGCAGATGCACGAAGCAACCTCGGCCTTGCTTGTACGAGTTTGTATAAAGGAACGCTTACGGAGGGGTCCGCTACTTTTACTTATGGTAGTCACAAGGCATACATCATCATGGGGCGACCGAAAGATGGCTCTGCGGTTTGCACTATGATAACTCCGAAATCTATGATTACAACATCGGGACTTAAATATCAATTTGCCGATGAAGTGAATTATGTAGCATTTACGTTGTCTTATTCTGGTACAACCGGAACAGTTACAATTTCAACACGAAGTTCTGATGGTTATATATCAAGAGTATTCGGTGTGAATTGAGGTGAAATAAATAATGCAAATACGCATCAATGAAAACGGCTATGTTCAAAGCTATGCCGAAATAGGGAATCTAACAAACGGAATAGAAATTGAAGCACCTTCTGACCTTGAACACTTTGAAGTGAACTTCGAAGCCTATCAAGTAAAAGATGGTGTTCTTATTTTTGATGAAGATAAACGCTTACAACTTGACAATCAGCATATCCTTGATGACCTTCGTTTTGAGAGAGAACAGCAGTGCTTTCCAATTATTAACAGAGGCCAACTATGGTATGAGATGCTTTCAGAAACGCAAGTTGCAGAACTTCAATTGTGGTATCAAGCCTGGCTTGATGTTACAGAAACCTTGCTAATACCGGAAAGACCCGGTTGGCTAACATAAGGAAATTAGGTACTCGTCCAGGGTGCCTTTTTTTAATATAAAAAATTTTTGTCAAAGGAGGCAAAAAACTATGAAAAACATCTGGACAGTAATTCAAGCAGCATTCACAGCTTTCGGTGGAGTCGTAGGTTGGTTCCTCGGAGGCTTTGATGGTTTCCTTTATGCCCTCATTGCCTTTGTGGTAATCGATTATGTGAGTGGCATTATGGTAGCCATCAGCAACAAAACCCTCTCAAGCAGAGTAGGTTTTACGGGCATCTTCAAAAAGGTGCTTATTTTCCTACTCGTGGGTGTAGGCAATATCCTTGATGTTTACATTCTCGGTGATGCAGGGGTTCTTCGCTCGGCAGTTATCTTCTTCTATCTGTCGAATGAAGGTATTTCAATTCTTGAGAACACGGCAACTCTCGGTATGCCTTACCCCAAGAAGCTCAAGGAAATTCTCGAACAGATTAACGAAGAAGAGAAAGACGAGGAAAACAGCAATGGAACTGAAGAAACAGATTCTCACTAACAACGCCTGTTACAAGGCGAATCAGAAAATCAAGGTCAAAGGCATAATGGTTCATTCAACCGGGGCTAATAACCCCTGGTTGAAGCGTTATGTCGGTCCTGATGATGGTTACCTTGGTGTAAACACCTATGGTAACCACTGGAATACTTATACCCCCGGTGGCAGACAGATTTGCTGTCACGCTTTTATCGGTAAACTCAAGGATGGCAGCATTGCGACGTACCAAACATTGCCTTGGGACCACAGAGGCTGGCACGCAGGTGGGGCTGCCAACAACACACACATCGGCTTTGAAATCTGCGAGGATGGTCTTACCGATAAGACCTACTTCAATAAGGTTTACAAAGAAGCTGTTGAACTCTGTGTATATCTCTGCAAACTCTACGGTCTTACAGCTGATAACATTATCTGCCACAGCGAAGGTTATAAGAAAGGTATCGCTACTAACCACGGTGATGTTATGCATTGGTTTCCCAAACATGGTAAGTCTATGGATACCTTCAGAGCAGACGTCAAGAAAGCTCTTGATGCAGATAAAAAGACCGAAACATCAACTACAACAAAGCCTGCGACACCTACAACGGGAACAACCACCACCTCGAAGGCTACATTCAAGGAAGGCACAAAGGTCGCATTTAAGGAATCTGCAAAGAAGTACAATCCTTCTTCTTCTACTATTCCCGAATGGGTAAAGGATGATTATTACCACATCGTTACACAGACCAAGTCGAATGGCAAGGCTGTGAAGAAGGGCGGCAAGACTTGTGTTCTTCTTGGTGAAAAGGTTAATAAAAAGACCGGAAAGACCGAGGATGGTATTAACACCTGGGTAGCTATTGAAAATCTCACGCTTGTGGGTAAGACTACAACCACAACTACAACCACTCCTGCGTATACTACTTACACAGTGAAAGAAAATGATACCCTTTGGGATATTGCCAAAGCCAAGCTCGGCAGCGGTTTAAGATATACCGAAATTGTAAAGCTCAACAATCTCAAGAACGATACAATTTATGAGGGTCAGAAACTTAAAATCCCCAACTAACCATTACGCCCATCGTGCCTTAACCGGTTCGGTGGGCGTTTTTTTTGTTTTGTGAGTCCGTTTTATAGGACTTGACTATCTACTAACGCACACACCTATTGATTTCGCTGAAAAAAATTATATAATTAAAGTATCAAAGAAAACGGAGGCTTATTATGGCTACGAAAGAAACTCCTGACAATGCAACAGAAATTTCTGCAGAGTTACACCCAATGGCTCAAATAGTTGTTGATGCCCTTGGTAAATCACCCGTTGAACTTAACAAAGGAAAAAAGTCAAAAATAAAAGAGATTTTTCCCATTCCAAGAGAGCAACAGATATTGTGGGCAGATGCAGAGTTTGATTTGCGCCCAAGTGGTATAGTCTGCACCGATGAGGGCGTTTTCATAAAAACCAATGTTGATGTTATAGCCAAAAAGGTAAAAAACAAAGATGGTAAAAAGGAAAAAGCAAAATCGCACCTTTTCTACTATCGTTGGGAGGATTTTGAGCCATCTTGGTTCGTTAGTGATGACGCTGAAGAAAACAGAGCCTTGATGGTTGAACCCCAATGTACAGAACATTTTATAAATGGATGTAAATCTTTAGCCGAATCAAGCAAAGCAACCGATGAGCCCGACGCTTTTGATTTCCTTATGGAAGACCGAGACATCGAAGAATTACTTGCTAAAGTTGTACCTCTTGATGTCGCTGCGTGGCAATCAGCAGATTCAGCAGTTTTTGTTGAACAGAAGTCTGCTATCAATTCTCCTGCCGGACATGGTGAAATGGCGGAAGAAGCAATTACAATAATGGATAAAATGTTGGGGCATGAGGCTTTTGTTATAGGTAGAGATAATGCAAAAGATGGTGCTGACCGTTGGGTAGACAGAGCTTTTATACAGACAAAATACTACAAATCAGCAACAGGCTCTTGCGAGGCTTGTTTCAGTAGCGAAACAGGAATGTATCGTTATATGAATGGTAATAAGCCTATGCAGCTTGAAGTTCCCAAAGACCAATACGAGGCTGTCCTTAATAGGTTTGAAATGAAAATCAAGCAAGGAAAGGTTCCAGGTGTTACTGACCCTGCTGATGCAAAAAAGATTGTTCGCAAAGGACGATTAACATATAAACAGGCTGTAAATCTCACAAAGCCTGGCACGGTTGAATCTATTGCTTATGATGCTGCAACCGGAGCCGTTATTTGTAGCTGTGCTTTTGGTATAACCTTCGTTGCTACAGTTTTTCTTACCTGGCGCAGAACCGGGGATATTAAGGAGGCTGTTAAGGCAGGTGTTTCTGCCGGTCTTCAAGTGTTCGGTATTTCTTTCGTTCAACATATGGTTGTTTCGCAGATTGCAAGAACGGGACTTGCCAACGCATTAATGGCCCCAAGTCAGTTTGTTGTTCAAAAGTTAGGTTTCCAGGCATCAGCTACTATCGTAAATGGCATAAGGGCGCTGTCCGGTAAAAGTGCAATTTATGGTATTGCCGCATCAAAACATTTAGCAAAAATTCTTCGAAGCAATGCTGTAACCTCGGCTCTTTCTTTTGCCGTTTTTTCAATTCCTGAAACATATAAGGTTGCTTCAAGAAAAATTTCTGTGGCGCAATATGCCAAAAATATGTCTGTACTTATTGGCTCTATCGCAGGTGGAGCTGGTGGTGCTTTAGCCGCCGGGGTTGTTGCCGCCAAAGTTGCGGGGGCAGCCGGAACAGCTGTTGCTCCCGGTGTAGGAACAGCAGTCGGAATCGTTGGTGGTTTTGTTGGTGGTATGGTAAGCTCGAAAGCCATAGACCTCGTGGGCGATGCGCTACGAGAAGATGATGCTGAAATAATCGGCAGACTTTTCAATGCAGTAGTATCGTGCTTAATTGGTGAATATTTGCTCGATGCCACTGAAATGGATAAGCTCATCGAAAAGCTCGATGAAATTCCACAAAAAGAATTCAAGCCGTTGTTTGGTAAAATATTAAAAGCAGAGAAACAAGAAGAAACCATCCGTGTTTTTCTTACCCCTTACTTTGACTCCGTTATAAGTGAGAGAGAACCCTTCGCCTTACCTTCGGGTGAAACAATTCTTGAAGCGATGGTTGAAGATTGCACAGAGGAAACCAATGCCTGATCTAAACGATTTTTATGCTTTTAAGATGACATCTTCCAATAACGGAGGCAGTAATAAAAGCGGTGGAAATGGTAGTGGTGAGAATGCGAACCTTTTAGTTTGGATAGTTGCTATTATATGTATTTTATGGATTGTCGGGAAATTGTTCTGATAATACCGATTCGGATACCCATTAAGGTGTAAAAACCTCGATGGGTATATTTTTTTACCCATTTTTATAAAAAAATTCTGAAAACAGCTATAAAACACCCTGACAAAAACTCTCTTTTTCTCCATATGGTGAAGGAGGTGCTGTTATGACCGAACTTGAAGAAAAAAAGATATGGGATTTACGCTCCAAGGGTAAAGGCTATAAAGCAATCGCAATTGAGCTTAATCTTCCTACCGGAACCATAAAATCATATTGTACCCGAAATAAGGTCGGCAGTGGCAAATGCAGATATTGTGGTGAACCTATCGTTCAAACACCAGGCAGAAAGTCGAAAAAATACTGTTCAGAGGAGTGCAAAACAAAATGGTGGAATCGAAATAGAAAAATAATAAAGCATCGATTTATTAAACCTAAGTTCTGTGAACATTGCGGACAGAGTTTTTTGCCGATTAAACGTCCCTCACAAAAATATTGCAGCCGTGACTGCTACCTTGACCACATAAGAAAGGGTGAAAACGATGTTAGATCTGAATGAGAAGAAAAATGCGTACATTGTTACGATGTCTTTGGCTAAATCTATGCTTGAAAAAGGCATAATAAACGAAGAAGAGTACGACAAAATTGATACAATTATGCTCAAAAAATACGGCTTAAATTCGTGTACTTTATGTTTGTAATTTACTGGATAATAATAGATAACAGAGGTAATATGTGTCATACCAAGGAGGTGATTTTTGATGGAAAGAGTAATTGAACGGGTAGCGTTTGATACATTGAGCATTGCAAGGCTAAAGAAAGTTGCTGCGTATACCAGGGTGTCTTCTGGTAAAGATGCAATGCTTCATTCTTTGGCAGCACAAATCAGTTATTATAACAGTTTCATACAGTCCAACCCCGAATGGTCTTTTGCCGGAATTTATACCGATGAAGCAATCAGCGGTACAAAGGTTAATCGTGAAGGGTTTCAGAGGATGATTGATGACTGCCGAAAAGGAAAAATTGATATGATAGTAACCAAGTCCATATCACGATTTGCTCGCAATACGCTGACCTTATTGCAGACGGTTCGAGAGCTAAAAGAACTCGGTGTTGATGTGTTTTTTGAAGAACAGAACATTCATACAATGAGTGGTGCTGGAGAATTGCTCCTCACCATCCTTGCATCGTTTGCCCAGGAAGAGAGTCTTTCTGTGAGCCAAAACCAAAAATGGAGGGTGAAGCAGAATTTTGAAAAAGGACTGCCCTGGAACTGCACAATGCTCGGCTACAGATGTAAAAATGGTGAATTTGAAATTGAACCAAAAGAAGCTGAAACAGTAAGGTTTATTTTCACTTCTTTCCTTGATGGTATGGGGCTTGAAGCTATAGCCCAAACGCTGAATTTACAAGGAGCAAAAACAAGACATGAGAAACCCTGGGGTAAATCAAGCGTAAGGTGCATTCTTCAAAACCTTTCTTATACCGGAAATTTGATGTTGCAGACAACATACATAGAAAACCACATCACAAAGAAAAAAGTATATAACAATGGTGAAAAGCAGCAATATTATGTTGAAAACAGTCATCCGGCTATTGTCAGCCAGGAAGAATTTGACCTGGTTCAAGCAGAATTAATACGGAGAGCTGACAAGCATTCACCAAAGGGAAGAAAAAAGAACCTTTATACTTTTTCGGGATTGCTTGTTTGTGGCAACTGCGGTGACACCTATAGAAGAAAAGTGACGAGCAAAAGAGTAGTTTATATTTGCAACACTTATAACACCAAAGGAAAAAGCATCTGTGCTTCAAAGGCTATCCCGGAAGAGACGCTGAAAACCTTAACCTTGGATATCCTGGGTATAGATTTTTTCGACGAAGAATACATCAAGGCACAGATTAAGCAAATTAAAATTGAAAATAACTATAAAGTAGTTTTTTTCTTAAAAAACGGAGATGCGGTCACGAAAACCTGGGTCCCTATTTCACGAAAAGACAGTTGGACACCTGAAATGAAAGAAAGAGCAAGACAAGCTGAATTGATGAGAAAAGGAGCACACAGATGAAAGAAAGAATAGTTCAGATAATACCAGCCATAAAAGACCCAAAAACAAGAAGATTATTAGCTGAAAACAAACGAAGAAAGGTTGCAGCTTACGCTCGTGTTTCAACTGACAGCGAGGAACAAAAAACGAGTTATGTTGCCCAAATAGATTATTACACTAACTATATTAATTCCCATGAAGACTGGGATTTCGTAAAAGTATACACCGATGAGGGTATTTCAGGAACGAACATTAAAAAGAGATACGGATTTCAAGAAATGATAGATGATGCTGAAGCAGGCAAAATCGACCTCATTGTAACCAAATCAATTAGTAGATTCGCAAGAAATACCGTTGATACTCTTACAACCGTTAGAACGCTTAAGGAAATCGGTGTTGAGGTGTTTTTTGAAAAAGAAAACATCCATACCCTCGACACAAGCGGTGAACTTCTTATAACAATTATGTCCTCAATTGCACAGGAAGAAAGCAGGTCAATTTCCGAGAATATTACTTGGGGCCAAAGAAAGCGATTCGCCGATGGTAAGGTTACACTTCCGTATAGCCACTTCCTTGGGTTTGAAAAAGGTAATGGTGATTTTCCAATAGTTAACGAAAGCCAGGCAGTAATTGTGAGAAGAATATACAAGGAATTCTTGAATGGAAAAACTCCTTGTATGATAGCAAATATTTTAACCCAAGAAGGGATACCTACACCGGCGGGAAAAACCAAATGGCGTCCTTCCACAATTTCAAGCATTTTGCAGAATGAAAAATACAAAGGTTCGGCAATATTGCAAAAGGAATATACCTTGGATTTCCTTACGAAAAAAATGAAAAAGAATGAAGGCGAAGTTCCGCAGTACTATATTGAACACAGCCACGAAGCTATTGTTTCCCCTGAAATCTTCGAAGCAGTTCAACTGGAATTAAAGAGAAGAAAAGAAATGGGAAAAAGTTACAGTGGTAACAGCATTTTTTCAACTCGCATAGTTTGCGGTGATTGTGGTGGTTACTATGGTTCAAAGGTATGGCACTCTAACAGTAAATACCGAAGAACAATATGGCAATGTAATAATAAATTCAAAAATGGTGAGCATTGCAGCACATCGCACCTGGATGAAGAAGCAATACGTACTGCCTTTATTACAGCTTTTAATAAACTCCTTTCACAGCGTGATGAGCTGCTTGAAAACTGCAGAATTATGCAAGAAGTACTAACCGATACAACTGAAATTGATGAAAAAATCGAGGAGTTGTATTCGGACATAGAAATAATAGAAGAACTTATAAAAAAAGCAATAATAGAAAATACTATGAAGGCGCAAGACCAGGAGGAGTTTTCCCACAAGTATTCTAAACTTGAAACAAGGCATTCCAAAGCCGTAAAAAGCCTTAAATCCCTTGAAGCGGAAAGGCAGCGTAAAGAAGAACAAGCTGAAGCTATAGGCGCATTTATGTTCCAGTTAAAAGAAAACGATGAGCCCCTCACAGATTTTGATGAAAGGCTGTGGTTACATATGATTGACAGGGTTGTAATATATCACGATGAGAAGATGCAGTTTTTCTTCAAAGGAGGAACGGAAGTTACTATATAAAAAATAATAGGCTCGTTGATATTTTCTACCATCGAGCCTTTGTTTTAGAAACAGTTCCCACAAGTTGTATATCCACGAGACAAGATGTCATCGAGGCTACCATTATATTCTTGCTTATTTTTATCCGCCATTTGTTTTACGGACCTACAACCGGGGTAATGAACTTTTTTCGTATTCGTATTAAGAATGTATGAAGCTGAAACATTATGGCTACCGCTATTTGTAGTAGTGGGGGCCTTTGTCGTTGTTTCCTTAGTGGTTGTTTCTTTTTTTGTTGAGGTTTCAGAAGAACCACCTTCAAGATAGCTACTGCCCGTAGCATAGTTTATCACAACTCCGGGCTGAACATTATAACAATAAACATTAAAGCAAATACCATCTCCGCCGTCTTCGACAGAGTATGCTTCCATTTGCACACCACTTGCTACAAGATTGTTACCCTTGAAAATTGGGGTTATTCGATACATAACGTGGTTTCCGGTTTCGTTTATGTAGTCGGCTACCATATTTTCAAAAGGCAGCATACCCTCAATATTCAGATATTTTGTTCCGGTTATAAGATTTCTTCTGTTTGCATTTTCTGCGGAGAGCTGCCAACCAATAAGATGACAGCGGTTATATAAGTATTTACCACTTACACAATCGTATTGAGCTTGAACCCAACCGGACGGTTTTATGCTGCTTATGCTACCTCTTTCTTCACCGGGCCCCGGCATTATTTCTGCACCACAGCAAGCCATCGCAACACCGCATCTTCCATTACTGTCAAGAGATGTATAAGTCTCAAAGGCTTTTGAGGTTATTTCAGACTCGGTGAAATATGGTTTGTTGCCATTTACAGCTATATATGCTTTGCCAGAAAAATTGGGGATGTCCGCAACAGAAACCTTATTTGAACTTAAGTTCTCTTTATTAGCTACGATTGAGGAGGTTGCTGTTTCGGTAGTTGGTTCGGTAGTTGGTTCGGTAGTTGGTTTGGTAGTTGGTTCGGTAGTTGGTTCTTCCGTGGTTGCAACTTCAGAAGTTAGCTCTTCGGTTGTTTGAGCAACAGTGGTGGCTGGCTCTTCTTCTTCGGTTGTAGTAACTGTTGTTTCATCTATTGGAACATCCGTCTCAAGCTGTGGCATAACCATACAGCCACCAACGAATAAAACTATTGATAAAAGAACAGCAACGAGTGTTTTTACCTTCAGTTTTTCTCTCAAGAATTTTCTAACAGGCTTAATCGGCATTGCTATAAGTCCCGCAAGCAAAATCAAAAAGCTACCAAAGGTAAAACCATAGACTAAAACACCTAAAAAACACAATACTGCAAATGCCCACTGCAAGGCAGAAGAAAGGGTGTTACTTATCTTTTTCATTATTAACCATCCTTTCTGACATAGATTTCTTCTGTGATTTTCTTGTGTGATGATCCGGCAAAATCAGTTTTAGATACACGCTTGTATCCATTTGCCTTTAAATCGAAATCAAACTGTATGTCAGAAGGATAATGACGGTTCCAGTTATAAAGGACTATTTCCGTACAGTTTTCAAAGTTGTATCCACCATCTTCGATAAAACAGTAGTCGTCTTTTTCTGCCTTATTAACGTAATCATTATCAATTGTTATGTTACCGCCTTCGGTAAATTGCCTTGATGAATAATCACTCATCCAAAGGCGTGAGTTTGTGGCTAAATTAAGAATTCGTTCACGCAACACTCGGTCTTGGCTCTGTCGGCGGCCATTAAACATCAAGCCGTTCTTGTCATCAATACAAAAAATTAGTTTCATAAAAACACCTCCGAAAGTATTTAATAATAGCCTCTGTCCTATAAAAAGGTCTTGGAATGGCTTTATAGTTCTAATACATACAGATTAACATATTTTATGAAATAAAACAAGCAAATAGCATTGTATTAACGCTATTTACTTGTTTCGGCTTTGTATTTCTTCACAAACGGCATCAAACAGTTTCAGCTTTAGCTCGTAAGATATATTTAGTTTGTTAATGTTTTTTACTACCATATCAAGATGAGCTTTACATATAGCTCGTGAAAGTTTTTCTTTTCCCTCCTCTGATACTGGCAATATAACCTTTATTTTCAATCTTCAAAAGTCTCCTCAACTGCGTCATCAAGTGATACTTCATCTGCTTCTTGATAATCATCACTTGCAGAAGAAAACTCAAAGGTTTCTTGAAGATGTGCCTTTTTGTTGGAGTATAGGTTTGCCCAACGCAATGGATAACGCATCTTTTTATTATAAGCTAAAAGCATAGCCTCGGCATATCCCATAGAGCCGGATGCTCTTTCTTTTGCTGTTCGAGTAATGTCCTTCGCTGAATATATACCAACTTTATCCTTGAAAAGGTCATCTCTCAACTTGTCACCGAAAGCTACAATAAGGCGAGCTATGCCTTTAAGCATATTTGAAGACAAGGAGTACGGTTCACCTTCCCAAGTGCTGACGGTAAGACGAAGGGTACGGTCAAGAACATGAAACCCGAATTTTTCATAAATGTATTCTAATGAAGAAACAGCACAAATAGTATTTATGCCCCTGGTAGCCCCAATAACCAACTGATAGGACTCAACAAGGTCTTTTATTATAAGCTGCATATCGTTGCCCGCTTCAAGGTTTGCCATAAAGATTTCATATGGTACGAGAGGCTTTACGCATTTTTGCTGATTTGCAAAAACATCGGCTTCCATTGTGTAATCCATATCATCGTAAACCATACACCATACAGGGGTCTCACGGGAGTTTGATACCGCTGCGATTATTTCGATGGTGTGCTGTCCATTGAAAACATAATTTATACCATCACGCCTACTAACTTTTACCGGATTTACTTGATAAATATCAAAACTCTCAACGGTTCTTCTGATATGTGAGGTAGAAAGATTTCTTTGATAATCCTGGTTTGATACAAGATTTTTAATTGGAATAAGTTCAAATTTTACATTGGGAATAAACAAACTCAAGTCAAGAATATCTTCACTCGGTTCGGTATTTTCAAATAAATCTTGGATATTATCTTCCATTGTTTTTACTCCTTTATTTCTGAATACATTGATTGAATAGCACTATTAAGTTCTCTTAATGCTTTTTTTAATCGTGTTTTTGCCAGGGCGCTTACCTTTGTCATATCCGTTGCTGCCTTAGTTCTATTAACAGAACTTATCCACATCGGAATTGTCAGAGTAAGGCTTGAAACCTCTGCATCCGGGTCATATTCTGGCATATTTTTTATCAAGCCAACTGTAGGCATTGTTTTACTCTCAAATCCGGGGGTTTGCAATAATATTTCACGGGGTGCTGAATAGTTTTTATTATTCTTATGCTCGGTTAATATTTTTTCCGCTGCTGTCCTTATTTCATTGGGGGGCAGAGAAACGATAGCTTCCATATTTTCGTGTGAAATGCGAATATTTCCGCTGATGATGCCTTTTGCCAAATCAGGCGAAACTTCCATAATGGTATCTACCATTTCTGCGTAAATTCCATATTTTCGTACCGTAACATATGAAATGTGGTAGTCAGCACCTATTCTTTGTCTGGTACTGGTTGCAGTTTCATCATACTTTGTACCCCCGATTTGCTGTTTATATTTAGGATTCCTATTTGCAAGTTTTCTCGCTTCCATATGAGAGTGAGCACCAAGAACCCTTTCAAAAATATACCTTTTTCCAATCAAATATTTTTTCATTTCTTCAGGGAGCCATTTGCGATTTGCAAGTTCATATTTGCAAATCCACAAAAGTGCCTCTTCCATATTTTTGGCTTTTATGTGTTCGATGCGGTATGATATATCATTTTTCTTGCAATATTCAAAGGCCTCATGGTCGGTTAAGACATAAAGATTCCAAACTTTAATAGTTCCTTGATAACCTTTTTCATCCAATTCTTTATGTAGGTCTTTTACCTCTTTTGGTGTTAGCGGGTAAATGTAATGCTCCCATTCCGGGTTGGTTTTAAGATAGAGGCTCTCATTGACCATCAATATCAGCCTCCTTGCTAACTCGTAATTCCTCCGCACCTGTCATTGAAAATACAGCTATTGATTTTCCTTGAATCACATCGCCACTTAATCTGTAGGTGCTTTTTACTCTCCATTCGGGACAAACCTCTAATAATTTTTTTACAAAAGAACGACTATAAATTTCGCAACATCGACCATCTTTCAATTTGTTATACGAAACTCTATGTGTGTCTGCAAACTTTTCAGAGCCTCGCATAATTGCGATACTCTTTTCGTTTGGGTTTACCATAAGCAATATGTAATCGGGATTGCCTAAAGCAGACAGAACCCTGGTATGTATGCAAACTCTGAATTTTGAAAAATCCACAAGCAATGAAGCCGGTAATCCTGCTGTCATACATTTTCCCCTCCTTCAGGAATACTTTCTATTGTAAGTTCGGCAGTGGGTGCGTTGTTTTCTTTTTTCTCCTGAACTCCAAAAACGGTATAACCATCAAATATATTAACTTGCAACAGTTTTTGATGCTCTTCAACCGGAAGACCGAACTGATCTTGCCATTCAGCAGGAAAAATTGGTGTGCGTGAGGTTCTGATTTTACCATCATCCTTTACTGTTCGCTGATACATTTCGGTTGCATTTAAGTCGAAGAGGATAAGAAAATCATCTCCGCTTTTTATAATTTTGCCGAGCATCTTATATCTGTAGTTAGGATTCCAACCCATCAAACTTACAAGCTTTGCAAAAAACAAACGGCAAGTAATCTGCTTGGGTTTGCGTTTTCCATTCTTATTGTTGCACCACAAAAATGAGTCTTTATCATCCTCATTACAGGGGCGTACTGCAAGTTTCATTGTTTCGGGATTTACAAGTATCTGCACATACTCAACCTCAGGTAGTTTCTTTATACACGCAGTATTTAAAGAAACCTTGCAGTTATTAAATGTTATAGATGGCTCATACATATGAGCAAAAAACTCGCCACGAACAACTTGGAATCCCTCATATGAAAAATCCGGGTCTTCAATAATCTCAATTCTTGTATCAGATGCTTTTTCTTCATTTAAGGCTAAAGCTACAGGGTCATTAATATATGTATCCATTATTCATTTCCTCCTAAATCTGCTCCGTCTTTGGAAGCTGTGTTTTTAATATCACTAATTATTTGTTGAATATTGTTTGCAATATCGTTCGGTGCCGTAACTTGTAATTCTGGCATGAAAGGTATGCTTTTTGCATCCGCTTTTTCCCATTTTTCCTCGCCATCCATACACATAGGGGTTTCATTTGTTTGGGCGTGCAAATAATAATCACTACCAAAGCTGTCCGCCCAATCATTTGGATATGCTACGACTTTTTCACGAACATCAGGCATTACCGGAGTAACATCGCTATGTTCGGCATCTTGGGTTTCGGCATCAAGCACGGCTTTGGGGATGAAAAGTTCTGTTTCTTTTAAATCGAATATAAGTATAGATTCATCTCCTTTTGTTCTCTTTATACCTCTTATTCGATATCGGTATTCCGGGATCCATTCAAACAAATCATACATGGTTTTTATAAAAGCTGCTCCGCTGATTACTTTCGGAACATAATCACCATCGGGGGTAAGGCGTGACCACTTGAGAGCATTCCTCACAGTTTTATCGCAAGGTCGAACTGCAAGTAAATGTTGAACCGGATTGACAAGGATTTCTACATACATTTTTTTGTCGAACTTTTTAATACACGATGTAGAAAATGTGACATGGTCGCAGAAAAATGATATGCACATTTTATCTTGGGTATCGAAAAACTGCGACCGAGCAATTTCAAAACCACGCAAATCAAACTCACCTGATTTAGCAGTTACCTGTATTGGTTCATCTTGCGTAGGGGTATCCGGAACAACGCTCGCAGATGCCTCGTAATAATCGTCCCGTGTGAAACCTCCCCATCGGGGATTAATGGATACAAATCCTTTTAATGCACCGCTTGAGATTACTTTTAATTCGGGCAGAATTCCTTTGTTTCCGTATTTAGCATTATTAATTAAGTGCTGCACGGCAATAAAATCGTCACGAGAAACGATGCCCTCGTGTTGCTCTCTCCATAGATGCTGCGTCTTATTTCCTCTGTTTTTGACAGATTTATGATTTAGATAATTAGGTGTATATGTTTTTCTTGTTAAAACATCGCCACAATGTCTTTCATTGCGGAGAATTCCAAGAACAGTTCCTGACGCCCATTCACTTTTTCCTTTTGGGGTTAATATTTCAAGTTTAGTTAGTGTATCAGCTATCTGCTGACTCGTATAACCATAAAGATACATAAAGAAAATTAATCGTACAACGGGTGCCTCTTCCTCACAAATTATCAATTTGCCTTCTTCGTTATGGCGGTAACCATAAAGTTCGGGGGTCAACAAAATACCATGGCTAAATCGCATCTCTAATGAGGAGTTCATTATGCGGCTCTTTGCATGAGACTCCTCCTGTGCCATAGCCGCTTGAAACGAGAGCGTCATTTCGGTGTCTTCTTTTAAAGTAAATATGTGCTCCGTCTCAAAGAAAACGCCAACCGGGTCTCTCATCTCGGACAGCTCTCTTACAATTCTAATGCAATCAACGATATTTCTCGCGAAACGGGACACGCTCTTTGTAATTATCAAATCGATTTTTCCAGCTTTGCAGTCATCAATCATCTGATTAAAAGCCTCTCGATGCATCAAAGAAGTACCTGAAATACCTTCATCGGCATAGATGTCTACCAAGGCCCAGTTATCGTGCTTGTCAACCATGTCTTCATAGTAATTCTTTTGAATTTCAAATGAGGTGGTTTGTTGGATATTATCTGTCGAAACACGAACATATACTGCCACTCGTTTAAATTTTTCATCATAAAAATCGGGAGCAGCTTCAGCCGGAATTACTTCCATATTGGATGTGTCCATGCCCCTATATCTCTGCCTGATTTTTTCTTTCTGCTCGGCTTTGAGCAGCCGTTTTGAACTGTTTAACATTTAAGTCACTCCGTTTTACTTTTATGTATCAAAGTGTACATTAGTTAAGAAGAAAAGAAAAATAACCACAGGTACATTCCTATACCTATGGTTATTAAACAAAATACATTTATTAAGTTTTATTCTGATTTTGCCGTCCTGATTGCTTCTCGCATTTCCTTTGCCATTTTCAAAATGCTAATTACTTCTGCGGGACTGCAATCAGAAATTATTTCTTCAAATTCAGTGTTCAACATATCTTTTACAGCGGGGGTCTTGATGAGAAGCAATTCATCAGAAGAAATATCAAGGGCTTCAACTATTTTCATAAATATTTCAACCCCAAAACTTGTGCGCCCGTTTTCAATACTACTTAAATGTGAAATAGAGATGTCAACCTTTTCAGCAAGTTCAAATTGACTCATTTTTTTGGACTTACGGGCGTCATGTATTCGTTTGCCTAATGTTTTCCTATCAGTTACCATAATATTACCACCTAAAAAACTATCACTATACAAGATTATATCGTGTATAGTCGACAAAAAGAATAAACTATACTGGATATCTTCCACTATCGTAGTTATAATGCATCATAATTTTACGATAGGAGGTGAAAAAAGTATGGTTTTGAACCACAAAATGATAGGTGTACGGGTAAAGGAGGTTCGTATTTTGAAGCAATTGTCTCAAGCGGACTTGGCTGAATTTACAGACCTTTCCGTTTCGTACATAAGTCATATTGAAACGGGTCTCAAGAAAGCAAGTCTCGAAAGTTTGGTTCGCATTTCAAATGTTCTCGGCATTACTGTTGACCAACTTCTTTATGGCAACCAGGTTAGTGACAAAAAGCAATACTGTAATGAGCTGACCGAACTTGTCAAGGATTGCAACACCTGTGAAAAACGTATTATTTATGATGTTGCACTCGCTGTAAAAGAGAGCTTGCGCGGTAATGAATGGATGAAGACAAATCAAGAGCCGACTTCGTTTTATTACTAATGTGCTTATGCACAAAAAAGAGGCTCCGAGATAATACTTGGAGTCTCTTTGAAATCATATCTGATATGAAAACGCCAAAATTATTGACCATATTTTTCGGCAAAGGTACAATCGTTGTAATTAAAGATTTATCTTTAAGGAGTGTTCAAAATGAAAGTAAGTTATAAAAAGCTATGGAAACTACTGATTGATAAAGAAATGAAAAAAGGAGATCTGGCAAAAGCCGCTGGCATTAGTAATTTTTCATTAACCAAAATGGGTAAAGGCGGAAACATGCGAACCGATGTATTAGAAAAAATATGCCTGGTACTCAATTGTAAGCTTGGGGACATTATGGAAATAATTCCTGATACTGAAAACACAAAGTAGAAAGAGAGGAAAAATAATGATTTATTATACAGGTGATATTCACGGGAATGTACTCCCAATACAAAATTTCATACGCAGATTTAATTTAACCGAAAAAGATACCATTGTAATACTTGGTGATGTTGGTCTTAATTATTATGGAAACACGCTCGGAGAGAGAAGGAACAAATATCGGCTTAATTATATGGGGGTAAATATTTTCTGTATTCACGGCAATCACGAAATGCGCCCAGAAACCATATCAACTTATAAAGAAAGTATATGGAATGGTGGCGTAGTATATACAGAAGAGCAATACCCCTACATAAAATTTGCTAAAGATGGTGAAATATACGACCTTGACGGTTGTTCAACTCTTGTTATCGGAGGAGCCTATTCGGTAGATAAACCTTATCGGCTAAAACATGGTTTATCTTGGTTTCCAGACGAACAGCCTTCAGAAGAAACAAAGGCCCGCGTAGAAACAAAACTTGAAAGTATTGATTGGAAAATTGACCAGGTCTTAAGCCATACATGTCCTTTGAAGTACGAACCCAAGGAAGCCTTTCTTCCCGGATTGAATCAAGAATTGATTGATAAAAGCACTGAAACTTGGCTCGACTTTATTGAGGACAAACTTGAATATAAAAAGTGGTTTTGCGGTCATTGGCATATAGACAAAAAAATTGATAATATGGTCTTTTTATTTAAAGGCTTTGTGGGAGGGATGGAATGAAAGAACAGTATTACGCATTAACCTTGGATGACTACGCACTTCCTGGTATCGCAAGTGGTGATAAACAATACTTCGGAACATTAGGTGAAATCGCATCATTAATTAATTCATTGAAGGCTGATGAAAAACTATCAAAAGACCATGGCTGTTTAATTGATGCCTTTGATAAATTTTGTTCTGGCGATACGGAAGTAACACATTATGTTGCATACAATCAGCATAGGCTTTTGCAACCGGTAAATCTCATAGCTACATTTGAACACGAAATGAGAGATTATACTTGGGAGCATAAAAATATTTATGGCTTTCCTTATTATATGCGTTTCAAATCAGCTAAAGTAAAACATTACTGGTTTCAAGCAGAGAATAACTACTTCCGTTGCTTAAGCACCGATGTTGTTGGTTTGCAATATAAAAACACACGTGGAGAATGGCTGAATCGTGACGATGATTATTGGGGGTTCCCAAACATTATCATTAATGAGCCACCACACACACGTACCCAACTTGCAGTTCAAGAAAAAGTATTCAGATCAATTGACGAATTGCAAAATGACGATGAAAATTTTGAACCCGGAATCGATATTAACTTTACAGAATTTTGTAACGATATTTTCGGTGATGGTTGAGAAGGTAAAAAACATGAATATTAAGACAGAAAATTATCCATTAGTACGCTATTTGGACAACACGATTTATAACACAGTTCGCAATGGCACAGAACTTGAACTTTGCTTTACAGACCTTTCTGAAAAAGAGCAAAATGCAATTTTAGATGGTGCCTCTCGTGAGGAACTCATTAAACTGTGCAAAACTCTTGCTACTGATTTTCGTAATGTTGCAGAAGTTGAGGATTTAAGTAATCATCCTGAAGCTACTGAAGGTATGAAGCGTTTCGGCTTTGTGATTAAAATCCCGTGTAAAAGAAAGCAGGTTAAGAAATGAATATTGTGATAATCTCTGCAATGTCAGATGAGGGTAAAGATTTAGATTGTGAAGGTAGCCCATATGAAGGATTTACCGGTTTGTATGCGAATGTTGATGATATAGTAATTGGTGAAATACTCAAATTTCGACACATACTCTATAAATATAGCTTGTTCGTAAATGTTGTAGTAAACGAGCATAGTCTTGATGAAACAACGGGTATACACACCATAAAAACGAATGACGGCACAATCGTTTTCGAGGAGCTCGATTACGGAAAAAAGAAAACAAAGAAAAAAATCAATTCAACTTTATATATGGGGGCAAGGTTGGGTAGGCATAGTTTTGACCCTACAGCCCAACCGAACCGTTATTTGTTGTCGCAAGGCAAATACCCAACGAAGATATATGCTTCTGATTTACCACCTTGGTATGTGTTTGGATATTTGTATAAAAGACACGGCTATATTTCTGCAAAAGGGGTAAAGCATTTATGGTATAAACCTAATTACCTCATCGACAACCATTATCTTAAATACGATTACCTTTTTGTTTCTTACGATGAGCCGATTATTCCAGTGAAATCAGACAACAATTTTTCCTGGTTTGAAGGCTATGAGCATTGTTTGTCAGGTGGAATAATTGTAGATTTTATTGAGGCTGTTGAAAAATATAGTGACTACGATGTAACCGAAATAAAAAAAGAACTCGAAAGAAAAAAGGAATGGTATTACCGACAACGAGAAGAATGAAATGTATGGAACCCCTAATAATTGAAAGGAGAATAAAGTGGTTTATGTAATGTCAGATATTCACGGCAATGAAGCCCGTTTCCGTGATATGTTAAAGCAAATAAAATTCAGCGAAAAGGACACTTTATATATTTTAGGCGATGTGGTTGACCGAGGCGATGGCGGTATAAGAATACTGCGATACATAATGAAAACTCCAAATATAAAAATGCTGCTCGGCAATCACGAGCTTATGATGTTAAATGTTTTGTACTATCCAATTGATGATGTGGATAAATTTTCAAAAAATTTCAAATCATTTGCCCGGTTGAACAATTGGTATAGCAATGGCGGAGCAGTTACCCATAACAGCATAAAACATACGAGGAAAGAAGTCCGAAAAGAAATCTTTGAATATCTTGATTCGTTGCCGTTAAATATCGAGGTCACAGTAAATGATAAAAACTATATTCTTGTACACGCAGGTATTACTGATAATTACATCGACAGATTAAGTAAATACGACAGCGTCAAACAATATGCCGTTTGGACTCGCGATTCGGAAACGGCATCTGTGCCGGAAGGCAAAACTATGATTTTCGGTCATACCCCTACTTGGCAGTATCAAGATGATGAAATAATGAAAATCTGCAAATGGGATGACCGTATAGGAATAGATTGTGGCTGTGCTTATGGCGACATAGGACGGCTTTCTTGCTTGCGCCTTGATGATATGGAGGAATTTTACTCTGGTGTTTAAATCTGTTCTAAAACCATTGAGGAAATCCTCAAACAAAGCAAATAGTTTTTTACAGATACTGAACTAAAAATGGAGGTTGCAGAGAAATATGGATATCAAAGACGAAAGCCAAATTCCTGAACCCAGGGGTTTGGATAGGCTTTACAGCGAAGTTGAAAGAAATGGAAAAACCGTTGAGAGGTGCTTTTCGGACTTGAGCCGAGAAGAACAGAAAAAATACCTCGATGTATTGAACAACGAGGAATTAAAAAATGTGTGTTATGAGTTGTCAAACACTATACGAATTATAGCGGAATTTTTCCGGTTTTCGTGTTTCTACGATGAAGCATAAATATTTTATGAAAAGTTTTGTTACTTTTTCTTGTTTCCGACACTTATATTACGAAGGGTGAATGAAAATGGATGAGAACATAAGATTTGAGAGGAACAAGGATGGTTCTTTTCAGCTAATTGTGTCAATGCCCGAAGAAGAATACTTGCAGCTTAATCAAATTCTTGTTGAACAAAACATTTCATTTCAAGAACTAATTAATGGGTTGTTCAAGGAGATAATTAGAACGGGAAGAATACCCTTCACTTACTAAAACCTAATTATGGCGAAAAAGCCACAATTAACCATAACGAGATGGAAGGATGAAAGCAATGAATAGATGCAAATTAGATGAGTTAATTTCATACAGCCCCTCTTTGTGTGGCATAGATTCAATTGAAGAACGGCAGAAAATGATTGAAACGGGAGAAACAATTCTTAATGCTTTATTGTTGCAACAAATGGCCCCAGAACAGTTATCTGCTGATGAGTTAAAAGCCATAAAGAAAATGAAAAAGAGATTACCTGAATGGCAGAAAGATTTAGTTGCTGAAATCTATTTAGCAAAATATCTTGATATGTATTTTACACCTCCTGAATATACTTTGGAAGAAATCAAGAATCTTTATGCCACGGGTTTGTACTTCACAAAAGCTGAAATAATGGAGATAATCCATTGGGAATTTGCGAAGCCGGAGGAAGAGTGTAATTTCGAAGTAGTAAACTTTCTGTTTGATTGCATTGAAAAAAATCTGTTTCTAAACTCTGTGGCAGATGCAGATGAGTCATTGCTTGGGTGAAACAGATGAAAGAAAAACCTATGATTTCAAAAGACACTTTTTGTAAAGCTTTGGAATTGATACGGGAACAAGAATCAACCGATATTGATTTCAGTAAGGCGCTACAGAAAGTCGGAGACGGGTGCTTTGTATTCGGTGTGAAAAACAAATACCAGGAGGCTCTGCTGCTCGTATTGGCTGAAGCGATGAACGACAAGTACGAGTACATTTCCTGGTGGCTTTACGATGCAACTGATAACTATGAGGTGTCTATTCCTAATGGGGATAAGAAATGGTGTTTGAAAGAGCCTGGGGCACTGTATGATTTCATCGCAAATGAGTGCGATTGAACCATTGAAACCCTCTGAAACCAATTTGCAACCCCCTAAATAAAAATTGAAACCCCTAAAATAGGGGGTTGCAAAATTTCAAACTTTGTATTAAAATATGCGTGGAACTACAAAAAAACACGCGCGCCCTTGCGGTTGCGTGTGTTTTTTTATTTCCATGAAACGGGCTCGAAGCGGCGCGGGAGTGAATGAACATTCAGTGAATGTTCAGAGCCGCGCAGTGACCTAAGCGTCGCAACGCGAGAGTCGAGCCCGGTCACCGGCACCAAAATCCTACGCTTGTTTTGATACAATGAGCGTAGGATTATTTTTTTGGTTCTTCACGGAAAGTTGTGGGATGAAGAAAACAAATTACGGTTTATCGCTCTCTTTCTTTGTTGCTCATCAATCCCCCTTTCAGGGGCGGCAAGTGTTTGAGAGGGAAATTCACTTTGCAAAGACCCCGATAAACCGTAATTTGCATTTCCCTTAATCAAAAATCCCACAACTTTCCGTGAGGAACCTTTTTTTTGCATACAAATAAAAGTAACATTTTTATGCTGTCGTAAAACCGTAAAAAAATTAAATTTTTTTACATCAAACATATTGACAATATTTTAACATTGTGATAATATTACTTCGGAAATTGAACCACGGTTTACTTTGAAGTGTGTTTCAGAAAGGATGTGATGATTTGGCGAATGTAAGAAGTGAAGCAGAAAGCAGAGAATTACACAGAAAAATTCTCACAGCTGCAACGGCACAGTTTATTCAGAAAGGCTTTGAGCGCACCACAATAACGGACATCGCAAAAATGTCAGGGAGCGTTAAGATATTCTACATCGTACTTACCTGTACCGCTGATAGTAAGAGTTCCCTGTGAATCAAGTGACCAGATTGCATCGTTCATGTTTTCTGCACCGCAGACACCGGCATAATATCCGTTCTCTGTAGTTTTGCAGGTTTTGCAATAATGGTTAGTATAGCTATGGCTGCATATAAAACCGCAAGCGGTACATTCACTGTCACTGTTCATAGTGTGTGCAAAATCGACACCGCATTCAAGTTCGCATATTGAGCAGATGCTGTCGCTGAAGCTGTGATTGCAAGTGGTATAAATAATACCATCCGGTGCATAAGCATTGCAATCAGATGCCTCTAAAACAGTTTTACCGCCTATAACGATGCTGAAGCTGCATTCTTCGGCATAAGAACCCTTGGTCCATCTGAAAGCATAAACATTTTCGTCGGATATAGCTGCCTCATAGGTGGCAGTTGCGCCTTCGTCAAATGTCACATCTGCAATTTTTGTGAATTCACCGCCGGAAACAGTGCCCACTTGAATTGCATTGCCGTTCCAGCCGTCACCGTAGCTGTCGGTCATATTGATTACAAGACTGACATCTGCCGCAAAGGCAAAGGGTACGCTCGTCACAATCATTAAGATTGTGAGGATGATTGATAAAAGTTTTTTCATTTGTTTATTCTCCTTTCGAAAATCATTTATTAGTTTTTATTTCAAGCTCATTGAATACACTTTCAACAGCTTTTACGGCCACTGCTTCAAAGTCAATTTTTTGAATAAATTCAAGCGCTTCGTTGATTATTTTCTCTTCTGCCTCGTAAATACGCAGCAGCATTGTTACAAGCCTTTCTGCTTTTGCCTCAATAGTAAAATACATATCGCAGGGAACGGTCATATATGCCCTCATTATTCCCATTGAAGCAATTTCGATTTCGTAAAAGTCCTTTAATTCCTGCTCGGGAAATCTGAAACTGAAATGCGCATACATCATTTCGGCTCTTCTTTTCAGAACCGCTTCGCTGGTTTTCGGCATTGAATAGCCTGCAAGATACAGGTTTCGCATATCCTCGTTCATCTCTGCCATATAAAGCTGTAAAACCTCATTGGCCAAAAAGATCAGAACGAGGTCATCCGTAAGCTTTTTTGAAACCGCATCCGATGCCGCCGTAACACCGTCAAGAAATCTCGTCACGAGGTGAACAAGGATTTCTTCTTTGCTGTTCATTTCATAAAGAATTTTTGTTTTCGGCACACCTGGCTGGCTTATGAAAGCAGCATTAAAGATGTTGTAATTGAGGAAGGTATAACGAATATTCGACAGGGATCTTTTTATGATTTGTCCAATGCTGTTTCTCTGTCAATCCCTTCAACTGTGAATGAGATGGATGCTTATGGCAATAACTATTTTGCCGAGTTTAAGCTCGCGGAAGGAAATTCCACCTACGCTCTTATTGACGGTGTTCTTTTCAATGCCGATAAAACTGAGCTTGTTATGTATCCTGTAAGAAAGGCAGACGAAACCTATACCGTTCCGGCAGGTGTTCTGATCTTAGGCAATGATTCATTTTCGTCTTCTGAAAACCTTAAAACAATAAACATTTCTGACGATGTTACTACAATGAATGAGTCTTGTTTTTTTTATTCTTCGGTTGAAACAGTTCATTTCGGAAAAAATGTAAATTTTATAGACTATAACGCTTTCAGTTGTTCAGAAATTAAAAATATAGTTTTACCTGAAAAGCTTACTGAAATTATCTCCAGTATGTTTTATAGCTGCAGTTATCTTGAAAACCTTGTAATCGGCAGTAATGTAATTTCAATCGAAAATGATGTAATAAACTATTGTGATGCGCTTGAAGCAGTGCACTTCACGGGAACTGAAGCACAGTGGGAAGCAATCACGAAGCCCGAAAACGAAACAGATAGAATTAACACAATTCCCGTTCATTTCGGTGCATTGGAGGAAAAGACAGCCCGAGATGCAACTTGCGGGGCTGACGGACACACAGCCGGTCTTTACTGTGCACAATGTGATGCTTATTTATCAGGTGAAGTGATTCCTGCAACCGGTGAACACGAAAGCTACACAGACGGTGTTTGTGATGTTTGCGACTATGAATGCACCCACGAAAGCTACACCGACAGCAAATGTGATGCTTGCGGCTATGAATGCACCCACGAAAGCTACACCGACAGCAAATGTGATGCTTGCGGCTACGAATGTCCCCACGAAAGCTACACAGACGGTGTTTGCGATGTTTGCGACTACGAATGTCCCCACGAAGGCTACACAAACAGCATTTGCGATGTTTGCGGCTATGAATGTCCCCACGAAGGCTACACAAACAGCATTTGCGATGTTTGCGGCTACGAATGTCACCACGAAGGACAGAACGGCTCCTGTCAAGTCTGCGGTGCAAATCTTGACAAGCTGGTCATTGATGTTACCGACGAATTAACTGTGGATATCGGTAAGGGTTATCCGTATTATGACGAGGACGGCTATATTATCACAGGAACAAATCCGGATGCAATGGTTTATGTTCGTGAAGAAACAGATCTGATACTTAGCAATCTTACTACAGGACGTCTTGTTTTTCAGTATGCACCTGATAATTCCGTGATTAATATAACCCTTGACGGAACAACAGAGGTAGAATTCGTAGATGTATATAAATCACATATTATCTTTGACGGTGGCGAAACGGATACATTAAAGACCTCGAGTTTTAATACCGCTGGTCACCCCGGCTCCGTTACCGTAAACGGCGGTAATATCATTCTTGACTGCGTTACAGAAGACACTTTACCTACAATAATCTGTGCAGGCGGATTTATAATCAACGGCGGAACGGTTACCGCTTCTAACAATTATTATTATGTGGTACTTGACCCCGTTACGCTTAACGGCGGTGAGCTGAATATGATAAGTACATCGACCGATTATGAAGCTATCTTGGGTGGTATCATTATAGAAAAAGGCGCTTTGCTTACCGTAAGTGCCACAAAGGGAATACTTGATATGTATTCAGATATCGTTATGGCTGACGATGCAGAAGAAAACGATTACTTCTTTGTGAGATATGACACAGAAAGTGAATTTGCACCTGTTTCTGACATGAAAGCAGCTCTTGACGGCAAGACCTATGCAGAAATCAAAATTGACACACATGAGCATAGCTTTGAAAACGGCAAGTGTGTTTGCGGCTATGAATGTCCTCACGAAGGACAGAACGGCTCCTGTCAAGTCTGCGGTGCAAATCTCGGCAAGCTTGTTATTGATGTAACAGATGAATCATATGTGTCCATCGACTCATCCAATTACGATGAAGACGGCATTATTTTAACCGGCACGACTTCGGGTGAGGTTTCTGTTTATGAAGCCTGTGACTTGACATTCAATAATGTTACAGTTTCCGGTTTAAATATAGCTGTTGCTGATAACGCAGTGATAAATATAGCATTTGAAGGAACGAACGAGATTGCAGGCAGGGTAGCTCTTTACAAACAACATCTTGTTTTTGAAGGAAGTGATGATGCCACATTCAAGGCTGCCCGCTTTTATAACGGTGGTAACAGCGACAGCTCCGTTACAGTAAACGGCGGCAATATGGTTCTTGAAACTGTTGGCCAAAGCATTTATACTATAAACTGCGGTAATTTTATAATCAATGATGGCACGGTAACTGCTTCAAATGATTCTTACGAAGTAATCGGCTCACCGGTTAAACTCAACGGCGGTACACTGAATGTTATCAGCACTTCGGGAGAATATAAAGCTATACGCAATGAAATAACAATAGATAAGGGTGCTTTGCTTACTGTAAGCGGTGCATACAAACTTATTGATAAGGACAATGGTGATATTTTAAAAGCAGACGGGCTTACTGAAAGTGATTATTTCTTTGTAAGATATGACACAGAAAGTGAATTTACACCTGTTTCTGACATGAAAGCAGCCCTTGACGGCAAGACCTATGCGGAAATCAAAATTGATACACACGAGCATAGCTTGGATTATATCGGCAAGTGCATCTGCGGTTATGAATGTACTCATGAAAGTATCACAGGCAACAAGTGTGATGGCTGCGGCACAGAAGGTACAATCGTTACAATTGAAATGACCGACAGCTACGGTGACGGTTGGAACGGAAATGCCGTTGTAATTAAGCTTCTTGTTGACGGAGTAAATACGGAAGTGGGAACAGCAACCATTGAATACGGCGAAAACGGAAGCCTGACAGTATTTCTCCCCAAAGACAGTATTTATACCTTCAATTGGGTTGCAGGAAATTATTCCGAAGAGTGTAACTTTGCCGTTGTAGTTGACGGTGAAACGGTTTACAGCTGTGCAGACGGAAGCACTCTTACAGACGGACAGATTATTTATACAACTTGTCAGCATGACTTGTCAAATAAAGACGGTATCTGCGCAAAGGGCTGTGGTTACAGCTGTCCTCACGAAAATGTAACAAACGGCAAATGTGGTGTTTGCGGCTATGAATGTCCTCACATCGATGATGTAGAAAAACATTTTTGTACAGAATGCGGAATAACAGTAAGCAAATGCGCAGACGAAAACGGCGACAATATCTGTGATATTTGCAATGCTCTGATTGGTGCACCCGGGATTTACGTTGGCGGAATCTATGTAGACGGCAGTAATTACACCGATATTCTCGGTGATGCAGATGAGGGTGCAACGGTATATTATGTTCCGGATACAAATACTCTTGTTCTTGACGGCTTCAGCTATGAGGGAGCGGACTGCGGCATTATTTGTGACGGCTCTCTGAATATTGAAGTGAAGGGCGAAAACAAAATTGTTGCCGTTGACGGTCTGTGTATATATGCAGAGGATGACACTGTTATCAATATCGGCGGAACAGGTAAATTAGACATAGAAGCTATCGATAACGGAATATATGCTGACTCTGCAAATGATTCTGATGAAAACATTGAAATAAACGTCAAGGACAGCGTAACACTTAATGTAAACTCCGAAACTGACGGTGTGGATATTGATTCCAATAATGATATCAAGCTTACTGTAAACGAAAACAGTACATTGAACATAAAAGCAATTTCAGAAGGTGTTGTTGTGTCGAGCGATTCCAACAGCGTTGAAATTCTTGTTAAGGATAACGGCATATTAACAGTAGACGGCGAAGATGAATGTATCTATATCGTCGATACTGCCAAAGCGACTGTAACCTTTACTGATCATGCAAAGGTTTCGCTTGTAAATAACGACGAAGAAGGTATTTATATCTCTGCAAATGAAAGCGAAACAGTCATTGTAAGCGGCAATGCTGATGTTTATATTGCCGTTGATGAAGAAAGCATTGAAGCAGATGTGGTTACTGTTGACGGCGGAAGCCTGAAAGCCCACGGCGGAAACGGTTATCCGGGAATTTATGTCGCAGAGGTTACTGTCAATGCGGGCAAGTTAATTGTAAGCAGTGAATATGAAAAAGCAATTTCAGCTGACTCAATAAAGATTACCGGCGGTACTCTTGTTGCAGGTAACAATACAGCGGAATATCCCGTTTTCGATGTTGCTCCCGATTTCAGCGAATACAACTCTGAGTACATGGTTCTCGCAAGTGAAAAGGCTGACGCAACTTATCTTGTCGAATACGACAGTGCCAATGCGAAAAACTACAGAGTTATAACAATTCAATGCAAGCATGAGCTTGACGGAAAAGTCTGCAAAAAGTGCGGCTTTGAATGCGGCGTTGATTGCGGTCATTATTTAGAAGAAGGTGCTGTATGCGCAATTTGCGGAAGCTTTGTTTATGCAATTACTCATCAGCCCACAGAAACAGCGCCTTATGTAGGACTCAGCAATGATACCGATGCTTCTTATCAGTGGTATGAGATCGAATACAAAACGATTGAGATCACAGAAGAAAATGCCGGCACTGTTTCTTACGATTGGGGCGATAGCTCTTATGATGCAGAAGCGGGTTGGACCGGTGTGCCGTGTAATGAAGGTGATTACGGACATGACTTCTTTACGCTTGCACTTGAAGCGGGAGATACGGTAATAATCGAACTTACGGGAGATTTCTATGACTGGGTCGGTCTTTATGATTACGCGGCCGACGAGGATTTCGGTGAAGAAGTCGAATCCGGTGTCAATACATATGAAATAACGGTAACAGCCGATGGCAATTATACGTTCTATACTTATGTAAACAGTGGTGTTGTCACCGTCAAAGCTTACATGGACGATTTGGTCTGTAGTGCAATTGAAGGTGAGACCGGGGCTGCACTCAGCAATCCTGCATACGGGAACCATTATCTCTGCGAAGTCACCTTTGCAGACGGCACAACCGAAGTATCCGATTCCTTTGAATACAAGTATGCCATCACCCATCAGCCTACCGAAGAAGAACCCTATGTGGAACTCAATGACAACACCGATGCTTCTTATCAGTGGTACACAGTTGAAGGCGGCATAGTCGAAATTACGGATGAAGAAGCAACCGGCTCCTGGGGTTTGCTGGGTGCTCCCTCCGAGATTTACGGTGAGTATGATTCCGAAATCGGTTGGACCAGCCCCGAAGGTTATTATTTCGTCATTGAATTGCAGGAAGGCGAAACGGTTGAACTTGAAGCCTCCGAATCGGTTTCCAAATGGTGGATCGCCTATGTACAGAATCCGGGTATGTTCACGGATGAGTGGACTGTTGAGCAGTACGGCACAACGATTTCGTTTACCGCACCGGCAGACGGTTATTACGGTTTTTCAATCCCCAACGTTTCCGGCGTAGCAGTCAGAGCCTACATGGACGGCAGTGTTTACACCGCAATTGACGGTCAGACCACCGACACCCTCACACCCGATACAATCGGTCAGTATGCCTGTGAAGTCACCTTTGCGGACGGCACCACCGAAATGTCGGATACATTTGAGGTCACATCCGTTCACACCTGCGATTTCAGCGGCGAATGGAAGAATGATGCAGAAAAGCACTGGAAGGAATGTGACTGCGGTCTTATCAGTGAAGAATCCGGACATACATGGAAATTCGGTGAATGTACTGAATGTGGTAAAGCTTGCGAACACTCTTTCACAAGCTTTGTCGAAACAAAGGCTCCCACTTGCACCGAAGCAGGTCAGGAAACATCACCTTGCGACTACTGTGATGCTGTGAACCCAAGAGAAATCCCTGCGACCAACCACAAGGATACTCTTGTGCAGGTAGAAGCACAGGCACCTACTTGCACAGAAATCGGTTGGGAAGCTTACGAATACTGCACCGCCTGTGACTACACAACTTATAAGGAAATCCCCGTGGCAGAGCACACCGAAGAAACTGTAAAGGGCTATGCCGCAACTTGCGAAAAGGCAGGTCTTACAGACGGTGTCAAGTGTGCAATATGCGGTGCCGTTATTACCGCACAACAGACGATTGATAAGCTCACCCATAAGGACGACAACGGCGACTATAAGTGTGACCACGGCTGCGGATATGAGTTCGAGAAACCCGTTGAACCCGAACAGCCTGAAGATCCTTCCGAAAATTGCGATCACCTTTGCCACAAGTCAGGCATTATGAGCATCTTCTGGAAGATTATCAGATTCTTCTACAGACTCTTTAACATCCAGCAGTATTGCGATTGCGGTGTGATTCACTACGATGCACCCGTTTTCGGATAAAATTTAATACTTACTAAAACTTACCGCCGGGGAGAAATCCTCGGCGGTGTTGTTCACTATTATGTAGAAAATTATTATTTTAGCTATTGACAGATTTGTTTTATTACTTTAAAATAATAAAAGAAAATAAACCGCGGTTTATTTCAGGGAGTGCGAAAAGGAGTTTAACTTATGGCGAATATAAGAAGTGAACAGGCAACCGCTGAGCTGCACAGAAAAATTCTGATTGCAGCAACAACGCTGTTTATGCAAAAGGGCTTTGAGCGAACCACCTTTTCCGATATTGCAAAGCTTTCCGGGGTGCCCAAAAGCAAAATTCTTTATGAATTCAGCAGTAAGGAGGAAATTCTGGGCTTGCTTGTCACACGTTTTCTGGACGGTGTGACGAGTGCATCGGATGCGGTTTCAAAAAAGCTTACGGATGACCTCGTTCTGATCTTTTTGGCCAATGAGGTTTTACAGCTTTATATGGCAGAAATGAACGAGGATATGCGCAACCTTTACCTTGCAGGCTATTCGATGCCGAAAACAAGTGAAGAGGTGCTGAAACGAAGAGCAAACATGATGCATGAATCCTTCAGCGAAACGTTTAAAACTTTCAAGCTAAAAGACTTCTACGAAACGGAAATCGCTTCTATGGGCATTATGAGAGCATATATGACTATTCCCTGCGATATGTATTTTACTATTGAGGGAAAAGCAAAAAGACTCGTAACAATGCTTCTGCGTATTTATAAGGCGGAAGATGAAAAAATCACCGAGGCAATTGAGTTTATCGAAAAAATTGATTTTGCGACCGTTGCAAAAGAGGCGGTGCAAAGTGTTTTCGATGAACTTCAGATACAAACCAAATACCCATTCCCTAAAGGAGAATAAACTATGAAAAAATTCTTATCAATCATCCTCTCAATCTTAATGGTTGTGACAGCAATTCCCTTTGCCTTTGCGGCTGCCTCCGCGGATGGCGACGACTTAGCAATCTCCGGCGTGAATATGAGCAGCAGCACACCCTATCTGGCCAGCGGCAGTAAAGAGGCATCGGCAACACAGCCCGAAACCGGCTATGCCTACTGGGATGCCGCAAGCAATACCCTCACCCTCAACAACTTTACCTCTGCCACCGATGCCGCGACGGGAATCTTCTATGACGGAAGCGCGGAGACACTGCGCATCGAGCTGGTGGGCAACAACAGCGTCACCGGCGGCTTCGGCGCGGCCACAGCGCCACACTCCGGCGTAGGTCTTTTCAATACGAACACTAACATCCTCTTCTCCGGAGGAGGCACCCTCACCGCCACTGGCATCGCCAGCGGTTACGGTGTGTATGCAACGGGAGGTAACATCACCGTTGACAGCGGCACCACCCTCGTTGCCACTGGCGGCTGGGCCGGCAGCGGCGTGTATGCAGACAGCATCACTGTCAACGCCGGCGGCAGTCTCACCGGCAATGGCGGCGAAAGCGACGGCACCGGTGTGGTTGCAGCAGGTACAGGTGGCATCACCGTCAATGCCGGCGGCAGTCTCACCGGCAATGGCGGCGAAAACGGCGGCCACGGTGTGTATGCAAGTACAGGCAGCATCACCGTCAACGGCGGCAGTCTCACCGGCAATGGCGGCAATAGCAGTAATAGCTACGGCGTATATGCATATTCAGGCAGCATCACCGTCAACGGCGGCAGCCTCACCGGTAATAGCAGTGCTAGCCGCGGCGTGGACGCATACAGCATCACCGTTGAGAATGGCGGCATCTTGGAGGCCACCGGAAAAGACACGGGCGTGTATGTAGCCGGCACCAGAGAAAGCGGCGGCAGCATCACCGTCAACGGTGGCAGCCTCACCGCCAAGGGAGAAAAATTCGGTGTGTACACATATCCGAACAGTATCAGCGTCAGCGGCGACAGCCATATTTTGGCCACTGGCGGCAGCTCCGGCAATGAGATTCCAGTGGGAAATCTCCCCGAGGATTATTACTACTACGCTTCGGGAGACGGTACGGACAAGACCTTTGCCCACAGCACCGATGCTCCGCTTACCGGGACGGTCAGGGAAACATATTTTGAACTGGTCACCGCCCAGCATCTGAGCGACACTTACACCTCCAACGGCGATGCCACCCACAGCCGTTACTGCAGCTGTGCGCTTCACACAAAAGTGACAGCACCCGAAGCCTGCTCCGGCGGCACCGCAACCTGCATCGCTAAGGCAGTATGCGACGTCTGCGGCAAAAGCTACGGTGAACTTGATCCCGACAACCACGACAGCAGTGTTAACTATGACAAAAACGGCTTCTGCGAATACGGATGCTATGAGCCTGCTGTTCTGAACGGAGACGTATATGAAATCTCCAACGCCGGTCAGCTTTATTGGTTTGCACAGCAGGTCAATATTGAAGGCAACGCTGCTGCAAACGGCAAGCTGATGGCCGACATCGACCTTGAAAATAGAATCTGGTATCCCATCGGTCTTTACAATGATATTGCCGAGGCAAACGGCTCACCTGTTCAACAACAATATGCAGGCACTTTTGACGGAAACAATCATACCGTCTCCAATTTCACCGCAATCGGCAACGGCTCTCAGGGTCTGTTTGGATATTGCAATTACAGCAGCGCACAGATCAAGAATTTGGGTGTTATCAATGCTACAGTCAGCGGCTGGAACGCCGGTGCCGTGGCAGGATACTGTGCGAATCTGACCAACTGCTACGCCGTAGGCTGTACGATCACCGGAGCGTCTGATACCAACACAGATGCGGTCACCATTTCTTCCGTGGGAGGCAACAACGGCCCTACCGCCATTGTGAATTGTTGGGCATACAACTGCAAGCTGGTCGTGGGCGAAGGAGAAGCAAACTACGTGATGCACCCTGTAGGAGGTATTCGTACTTCCAATAGTAGTATCGTTCAAAATTGTTATTATGGCGAAATCGTAACCGAGGCGGAATTCACTTCCACCACCGGTGCGACAGAAAAAACGGAAGCGCAGTTTGCATCGGGTGAGGTTGCATACCTCTTAAGCGGCGACCAGTCCACCATCACCTTCAAGCAGACTCTGGGCACCGATGCCTACCCCAGCTTCACCGGCGGCACTGTGTATCAGGTAGAGAACTGCAAAGGAGAACTGGGTTACTCCAATACCAATGAAAATATTGGCCATCAGTGGGTAAACGGCACTTGCACCGTCTGCGAATATGCTTGTCCCCACGAAAAGTACACCGACGGCGTTTGTGACAAATGCGGTTATGAATGTCCTCACGAGTGGGGCGAAGGCGTGCTCACAAGACCCACCTTTGAAACAGCAGGCTATTATACCTACACCTGTACTCTTTGCGGCCACTCATACACAGAGCCCACTAAGAGAGCAGATGACACAGCCTTAAACGATGCTTCCGTGAAGGTTATGGAATACATCGGTAATAGTACTCTCACACAGGAAGCATTAGACGAAATCGATAAGAGCTATAGAGACATTCTGAAGAATAACGGTAATGTTTTCGACGAATTTGGCTTTGTCCGCGGTGACCTCGTTGAAGAGGATCAGCCTGCTATTAATGCGGTAACCGCAGAGCTTGAGAAAATCATTGCTGATGCTGACGAAAAAATCGCAAGCGGCGAATATGTCAAGGCTGATTACAATGGAATTTACCAGGCAATACATAGGATCAAAGATAAGTTTCTTTATGAAGATGTAACAGACGAAGGCAAGGCAGGTCTTGAGGAAATCAAGAAGCGGTTCGAAGCAATGAAGGCAGACGAAAACACAAGTGCAGCAGATGTTGCAGAGTTTGAAAAGGAAATCGAAGCTTACGAAGAAGAACTTGACAAGGGCATCGAAGACGGCACACTTGTTAGTGTTAGACCTGAAAAAATCGCCACTAAATTTTCGGATAATTGGAATGAAAAGCTTGAAGCAGAAGGATTGCTTGATGAGCGTGATGATTTTATAAATAACCAAAAATTTACCGATGAAGCATTAGCAGCAGTAGATGAAATAGAAAATTTCTTAGTCTCTCTTGAAGGTACTGTAGCTGAAAATGCTGAAAATCTTGCAAAGCTCAACGAAATGTTTAATTCTGTTTCTGCATCATGGGAAAACTGCCTCAGAGGCACTCATAATTTCAATGATTATGAGGTAACCTCACCTGCAAAGTGTGAAGTTAATGCAAAAGAAACAAGCACCTGCTGGTTCTGCGGCGAAACAGACGAAAGAGAAGTCGAAGGCACAGCTCTCAAGCACTCCTACACAAAGTACGAAGTAACAGAAGAAGCAGAGTGCGGCAAGGCAGGTAAGGAAGTTGCTTCCTGTGACCACGGCTGCGGTGCAACTGATGAAAAGGAAATTGAAGCACTTGAGCATGCCGACAAAGACGGTGACTATCTCTGCGACCACGGCTGCGGATATGAGTTCGAGAAACCCGTTGAACCCGAACAGCCTGAAGATCCTTCCGAAAATTGCGATCACCTTTGCCACAAGTCAGGCATTATGAGCATCTTCTGGAAGATTATCAGATTCTTCTACAGACTCTTTAACATCCAGCAGTATTGCGATTGCGGAGTAATTCACTACGATGCACCTGTTTTCGGATAA